TGTCCTCGCAGTCGTGACCATAGTGCCAGTCACGAGCGTCGTTGTTATCAGTGAGGTCAAAAATCCGACCGCACTCACCGCACTTGCCTTGTAGTCCAAGTTGTTTCATACCACTAAGCGTATCCATCACACAGGTCAGATACAAAATCCATTCCGATAGCCCCGTGAGGCAAGTCGCGTCGCGGGGCTTATTGTTTGGGGAAAGTGTCTGGCTCTCCCCGGTTGAGTTCTAGAAGTGAACGACTGTGGCCTTTGACCACTTGACGAACAAGTGCCTGCCGGGGACACCGTCAATGGTGAGCCACAGATACTTGCCGCCCTGAAAGACGTTGTCCGACTTGCGGACTTTCTCAATTTTCCTGATAGTTCCCGCTGCGTACCCGTAGGCGCTGCGCTCTGCGGCCGTCGTCTTGAGGCCGAACAGGTGAGCCTCGTGACGCTGCTTATACGTGTCGTATGAGTAGCCGACAAGAATAATCTCGCCTGCTTGCAAGTCTTCAATTTTTTCTCGTGTCTTTTCCATACCACTAAGCGTATAGGCCGCACAGGACAGGTACAAAGGCCAACGTTGAGCCCCGTCACCCAAGTCGCGGGGCGGGGCTCGCAGAAAAAGAGCAGGTGCTTTCGCACCCACTCCCTTGCTGGTTGGTTAGGCGTTGATGGCTTTGCGGAGTTTCTTGGTCAAGTCCTTGACCGAGTTCTCCAAGTCCATCTCTACCGTGATGAGGTAAAGGTTCCCCGTGGTGTCCTTGTTCAGACGCTCACGCACGAGGTCTCGTGCCGTGATGAGTGAAAGGATTTCATTGACTGTTTCTGTGATTGTAAGTGTGTCTTCCATACCAACAATCGTACAGAACGCACAGGTCAGATACCAAAGTCATTCCGCTAGCCCCGCTATGTCGAGTTGTGTGCCGGGGCTCCTGGAAATAAATACCTGGCCCTCGCGAGCCAGGTACTCATTCGGATTAGAACTCTATGCCCTCGTAATCCGTTTCCTCGGTGGCCGCGTCATCCTCGGCTGCCTCACCCTCTGCTGCTGCTTCAAGCCACAAGTCCTCGTAGACCTGATTGGTTTCCCAAGTTTCAAGGTCGTTCTCGTACTGGCCGTATTCATCGTTGTCGTAGTAGTCATCCATAACTAAGACATTACGGGCCGCGCAGGGCAGATACTAAACGTGGAGATGGGTGTGCACGCAGCCCCGGTTCCGCGGTTGACCGGGTCGCAATGACGGGGCTCACGAGATGAAGAATAATTTGGAACGCGCTGCCGATTTCTATTTGAGCAGATACGCGAAAAAGCCCACCACACACTCGGTGCGGTGGGCTCTCGCTGTGGACTCTGTTATGGCCACACGACCGTGAAGCCATCTGCTACCTCGGTAATGTCGTACCCCGGCGACTGCCAGCCGAAGTCGTACCCAAGGTAGCTGTAGTACTCGGCCTGCAAGCGAGCGTGTAGGCAAGCAATTTCTGCTTCCTGACGCGTTGCGTATGTGTACCACGCAACCTTACAGCCTGACTCTGTCTTGATGGGCTTTGGACACGGTGGCAACTCTGCCTTGACACGCTCGTACTCTGTGCGAACGGCCTTGTCCTGTGCATCTATAGTCATATAATTCACCCCCTCTCCCTTCCTCACTTGTAACACTACAGAACCCGCAAGTCAGATACAAAATCAGTTTCTATAGCCCCGTTGCTGCAAATCAATTTCGCTGCCGATTGTTGTTTGTTTGTAGTAGTACTTCAGTTTGCTGGCCGTGGATTCTGTTGCCAAGCCCCACGCGGCTCCGTTTGTTAGACAGTATGGCTATGAGTCCGAACACATCCCGTCCCCATCAATCGCCCAAGCGTCGATGAGTCGAGCACCGTTCTCACGGGCGACTTCGCGTCCGAATGCCTTCGCTGCCTTTGTGGCAGCAGCATCGCTTGCGAACTCGTCACCGTAGGACTCTGTCCACTCAGCGCCTTTCGGGCCGTTGAGCAGAGCACAAACCGTGTATTCCTTCACTTATTCACCCCCTTCCAAGAAGTGTGGTTCGAGCGGTTCTCGAACGCATTTACATCTTACGAAACGCACAGGCCAGATACAAAGTGGTGGTTTCTGTTGCCAAGTACCACCCAACTCCGTTTGTTAGACGGTTTGGTTCTCCCACAGACCTCGCGTCTTGTGTCCCACCAATGGATACTCATGATTGAGGTATCCGATTGGGTAGTCCGCAGCGTAGCGATTGGTAGCAATGAAGGTTGCCATATCAATGCCGCAACGCTTGAGGTCACGCATGACAGAAGTCAGCAGGTGTGGCTTTATCACACGCTGACGAATCATCTGTCCATCGTGGAACTGAATAATCATCATATTTTTCACCCCCTTCCCAAGAAGTGTGTTTCAGGAACGGTTCCCGAACGCAGTATCACCTTATGAAACACGCAGGCCAGATACCAATACCAAAAGAGCTGCGGCCGCATCAACAGCGAAGCCCCGATACTCCGCTCATGACGCGGGGCTCCTGGAAAAAATTAGGGGGTGTAACAAGGTTTCCCCTGCTACACCCCCTCGGGGGTTACTTGGCGAGAGCCCGCTCCATTACTGAAGTCATTGGCACTGGTTCGCCGTAGGTCTGTTCGTAAATTGCCATCAGAGCCTTCATTGCGCCCTTCTTGCTTCGGACAGTCACTCCGTACTGCTCTGCTACTCGCGAGAGTGGGTAGCGCAACGTACGGCACTTGTGGACAATTTCCATTGAGTATGACGAGATGAGCAAGTGAAGCCTGTATCGCTCAATTGCTTCGCCCTCAAGGCAAATCATTCCTGTCTCTGTTACTTCGGTTCCGTTGATTACTTCTTGCATTTTTGGGTTCATTGGTGTCCCCTCCTTCACTTACTACGTTACGGCACGCACAGGACAGATACAAAGGTGACCGAACGTGTGTTCGCATAGCCCCGGGTCTCAAGAGGTACAGCGGGGCTTGGCCGCGAAAGAGCCCGTACCCTATCTCAACGTCGGCAGTGAAGGAAGGGAAGGGGTTGCCAACGGAGACTGGATACGGGCTATCGCCGTGGACTACTCGTAATCTGAATAATCCTCGTTCTCGTCTAGGAATGACGACAGATGAAGGCCGTCAATAATCCCAGAGACTGTCTTAGTAATTCCGTTCGGCATAACAATTTCAGTGTGCCAGTCTCCCTGATTAGCAAGCGAGATGGCCTGACGTGCTATCGGCAGGAATACTGGGTGAACTGCTGGATAGTGATTAGTTGCCAAGTGCCAACGGAGTGCTACGTCCGTATCGGCATTGGCCACCATTTCTTCTGCGCTCATTCTGCCCATTAGATTGCTCCCTCGTTCGCCATCATTTCTGCGAAGTGTCCAACAAACGTTGGCGCACTTACTGCGTTGTAATGGTCTGCGATAGCGCAAGCCTGACTGAATGAGAGACAGGGCAGGTCAAACGTCAAACTGTCTGAACTGTCTCCAGTTGGTGAACTGAAGTACAGACGTACTGACCATTCCGTGTTCACTCCGTAGAGCGACATTGATAATTTCTGAACTTGTGCGACTAGCACAGTTCCCTTTATTGCGACTTGGGTAGTCATTTCATTCCCTTCGTGTAGTTGAGTAGTTGTTCTTGGAGTTCAGATGGGAGAGCCTGTCGGGAGACTTTGGTAATCTCCCAATTAGCGTTATGGGACACTCTTCAGTCTCCCACCTGAACGATTATTACTTTACAGTTTGCACAGGACAGATACTAAGTAACCGCCAGTGTTACGCTCCGCTCATATTGCCAAGCGTTCCGCACCTGAATATTTCTTGACGGGTCATTCCTGATATGTCGTTGAGTTCGCCACTCATCAGGTTCTCAATGTGGAGCAACTGCTCTTCTTCTATGTAGTCGCCCCACTCGTCAAGTCGTGGACGACGACGACCTAAGTTCAGTGGACGACCGACGTCCACAAACTCGTCAAACTCTTCGCTATCGGAGTAGGCGAGTAGGTACGGCAGTGGCTTGCTCTTTGGCTTGTAGTTCCTTCTTTGCGTAATTCCCATATTCCAATAATACTAGACACACAGGACAAACACAAACCGCGGTAGTAGAGCCCCGCAGCCGAGTTTGTACGGTGGGACGGCTGGCGGGGCTTACAAACAAGAGAAGCGACCCGAGTTGGGCCGCTTCCCGAGTTGGTTAGAACCAGTCGGTTGCTTCGAACGGCTTCTCGTTCGGTTCGCGGAGTGCTTGGCGCCATCCGTCGTGTCCGTTGAAGAAGTACGTCCCTTGGTAATCACCGATGAGCGCTCCAAGAGCGTCATCGACTCCATCCGCGTCGGCCGCGTCGAGTGCTTGGAGCACCACGGTGACCGCCTTTCGGATTTCCTCGAGGGCTTTCTGCCCAGCCGTTATGTTCATTTCTTTCCCTTCCGAATGTTCCACGTGGAACATTTCCTCACCATCAAACTTAGTGTCCCCGCAGGACAGATACCAAATAGCCCCGCAGCCCGGAATGTCGTCAACACCGGTGGCGGGGCTCATGAAACAAGCAACCACCCGTGAGTGGTTACCTGTCCGAGTGTCTACTCCTCTTCCGAGAAGAAGACAGCCCGAGCGGTCGGCGAGTACTTCTTGACCATCGTGTCCATGAATTCCATGAACGTGTCGGTCTCTTCAGACCACTCGCAGAAGTCAATGAGTTGCTCGGGGGTAATCCCGTCCTTCGCGCAGTTGTCAAAGACTTCCATTTGGATAATCTTCATCAACACTGCTTTCATCAGGTCTTCACCGTTGAATTCCATATTCCCTCCCTTCACTATCAATGGTACATACAGCGCAGGACAGATACAAAGTCCGCCACGCTAGCCCCGCGAGTCAAACCACCCCCCGGGGCTTTGCAGAGAAAGAATGCTACCCGAAGGCAGCACTCTCTCTACTTACTGATTAGCAACCAGCAAGACGCTCGTAGTACGAGCACATAGCGTCGTCATACGCGCTCTGGCGGTAATCGGCGAGATACTCGCGAGCCTCGTCAGTAAGGCAGTCCTCGTCCAACTCGCGCACCTTGCCCGCGCCGTGGCAAACCTCGCAAGGCTCGTCAAAGCGACCAGAGAGGTAGTCCTCTTGGAACTCCTCGTCCAACTCGTCCCAGCGTTCAGACGAATACGTACCAAAGCGGCGTGAATGACCGCCGTCGCCGTGGCAGTAGTCGCAGATAGCCCACACGAAGCGCAGAGCGAACGAGGCGATTTGCTCGTCCTTCATCGCGTCCACGAGGACACGAGCCTCCTCAGCCTCAGCGCACGCGATATCGCTCGCGTAGCGGTCGCGCAACCCGTCATAGTCAATGTTCATAAATACCCCTCCTTTGGGAATATGGTCAAGACCAGCCTAGTAATGGGACAGCACAGATACAAAGCGAAAGACCAGCTCGGAAACAACCTGGCTCTTTGTAAACCTTGTTATACCCCTTTGTTCAGCGCAAGCCCCGTTGGTTGGTCCGCGCAGCGGGGCTTTCCTAAAGAAATAGGCGGTGCGAGTGGAAGGGTTACTCGCACCGCCTCTTACCGAGCCTAAATGGAGAAAGGCTACAAGGTAAGTTCTTAGCAATCCTCAAACACTTCACCGCCATCAGTAATGCGGAGATTGCAGTCGTTATTTCGTGGCAGGAATACTTGCTGACCGACCACAAGATTAGTTCCGTATGTATCTACAGCGTCATCAAGTGCTTCGCCAAGATTGCCATCACAGTTGCGAGTTACGAGGTCAAACAGAGTTATCCCATCACTGACGATAATCGGGCGACTATCGCAGATATATGCGTCTATCGCCTTCTCTGTCTGTAGGTAGAACATCGCCGATATTGACAGAGCAATCCCAACGAGAATACCAAGCAAGATATTTTGAGTTTTCATATTTTCCCTTCGCTTTTCCATACAGATAATCGTATCCGTCACACAGGACGGATACAAAACTTACTTTTTTCGAAGTACAGAGCGTACGTAGGCGAACACAAGCCCCGCAACGAAACCAATCAACATTCCTTGGTAGTAAGCAATAATGCGCATAATCACAAGATACCAGCCTCGGCCTATTTCCGTTCGGACTACTCGCAGTACGAAATATTCCAGTCCACGACTGTCCCGAAGGCCTTGTACGGTTGGAACTGTGCTCGCTGTGAGTCGGACATTTCTGCGAGTGGCGTGAACTCTGCCCGTGTGAAACGAACCGACTGAAAGCCTTTCGCGTTGCGGTGGCCATTGCGAACTGGAATCGTCACCTCGCGCTCGGGTGTGAGTACCCCGTATCCCGCGCGACCCATCTCCATACGCGACCAAACTTGCGTGTACGAAGTGAGCGGTGAGTATGAGCAATCGCCGTTCGCGTGTTCCTTGTAGCCCGCGACCCATTGCCTGTGCTCGCTACGCGCAACCCATACGAAACGCTTCTCGCGCTTACTCCACACGCTCTCCTCGTACTGGAATACGAACAGGCCAGTCGTGTTTTCGTCGTAGGCCGTGTTAGCCCACACCTCAACTTCGTCAAGCCAAGCGGAATCGTGCTCGCGTCGTGTAGGGCAGTCCGCGTACCACGGAAGGCCACTCGGGTTCGGGTTGGGTGTACGCGTCGGCATCTCGCCTCGCATCAGGGAATGTGTCATACAAACAAGATTACAGAGAACACAGGACAGAAACAAAGGCCGCGCTGTCGCGCGAAGAGGCCGGGGCTTAGAACAGACTGTCTTGCTTGGGGGCCGTAGTGCAGAAACTATGTTTGTATTTCCATAGTTCATTCTCAACAGACACAACTGTCTTGCCACTACTTTTCAGCCACACTTCAGCAAGCCTCATTGACGTACTTGCGCTTGGGTGTATTTCGTTATTACAGATACAACACGTGTATAGAGGTGGCATTGATGACATACTCGAATCGTATCAGCCTGTAAAGTCAGTTCCGTAATCGTCTTTAGATGGATTGTAGAAGTCGTCGTGAGTGCGCTCAATGTCAGTCCGACGCAGTGGCACTATCCAAAAGTATCCACGAGTTTGTTCGGGTTGTTTGTCTATCCAAGCTTGAGCCCCGGCACCTTTCTCAAACGGACCATAGAAGCGGGTAGCACCCATTGGTTGAGAGAGCGAGACAACACACGCCCCTATGTCGCCCAGTTCTACCACAGCGACATTGACGCATCTACCATCTCGTAGAAGTGAGCGTCACAGATGGTTGTGTGAGTTCCGTTCACTCGGCGTACTTCATTGTTGCCACCACACTCAACGCCGTGAGCGTGAGTGAACTGGCAAGTTTCGGTGTTCGTGGTGTTCTCCATAAGGTAAGAGTACAGGTCACGCAAGTCAGATACCAACTTGCTTATTAGTACCACTCACTCCATTCGTCTTCCTCTTCGTCTTCATCTTGCTCTTCACCTGCGCCCTGCGGAATCAGCGTGGTGAATCCTTCGTTCGGGTCTTCGTTGTTTGTCTCAACTGCCGAGATGAATCGCAAGCCACACGACTCGTGCCACCAAGCGTGAAGTTTCGCCAACATCTCTTCAGGCGTTCCCGTGAAGATGTCAGGTGCGTAGTTCTCCCTGAACCAACGCTCTTGACCTGCGTCCATCGCAAGGTAAATCTTGTGGCACGTGTCCCAAGCGATAAGGCGAGCGTCTTTGACTGCCACCTCAACATTGTTCCAGTATTTCTCCATTGTGTCCATTTTGTTCTCCTCCATATCTAAGAGGTTACTTGGCGCACAGGTCAGATACAAAGACCCGTGCCGGGGCTTATGGGTTACTATTTATGGGTGGCTGACGAAAAGAAAAAGAAAAAAGACAAACCAGCAAAGGTCAAGCGCAAAGAGCGTAGACCGAGTTGCTGTCCTATTCGTTAGACCAGCGAGCCTCTACCCATTCGTGAAGTTTCGGCGGGCAATTGTCTCTATGAAAAGGGTCAAGCATTGTTCCGTTCAGTGCTCTCGCAATAGACGGCTTCACTTCATCTAAATAGTTGTAATAAATCTGCCCGTATCTCATTGTTTCGTCGTGGCGAAGTTCGTACTTCAGCGCAACATCAGCAAGAAACTCTAGGTAATTCATACCGCAACTTTATCTCGCTCACCACGAAGTAAGTACGAAGGCAATACGGCGTATCCAGCCATATGACGTTCTCTCTCCGTCTCTCCGCCCCACACTCCGTATTGTTCTTTATTCTTGCGTGCTATATCACGACACTGAATTGCTACTGGGCAAGTGCTACAAACTTTCTTGGCAAGTGCTTCACGCTTGTCTCGCCGTTCAGGTCGTTCGGCACTCTTCCCGTAAAAGATATAAGCCTTGCCGTGACAAGGTCGTGGTGTATCAAAGACGATGCTCATAGTGAGTACTCTACTAACGGCATAACAATAATCGGTGTTTGTTCACCAACCCACGCACCGACAACATTGAAGTCCACATACTCCATTGCTTCTTCATATTCCATTCCGTCACGCTCCATACAAACATTTATCAGTTTGTCGTAAGAATAGACAGCGAGTATTGGTTCGTTTATTCGTTGAGAGAAACCGATAAAGGCTTCATCAAACCCGTCCATCAGCAATGCGCTTTCACCCATTTCTTGTAATGCTTCATCTATTTGCGAGCGTGAAGGTTTTGTAGACATTTCTGTCCAACCATTCTTGTCGCCTATTTCTTTCCAATGTTCGTAGGTGTTACCAACGAATATGTCTTTCGCTTCGCCCATTATGCCCTCTCTTGCGTAGTACTGATGAAGTAGTCCACGATAGCCTCTATTTCGCCACAAGCGGAACATATTTCAGTTTCGTTGTCACGTCGTGAGAGAGCCCCGGGGTAAGCCCCTGGCATTTCATTGTTTGGAATAAACCCATTGCAATTTGGGCAGATGTGGTCAATGCTCTTTTTCATTTGTCCTCGCAGTAGTAGAAGCGAATATCTCTGTAGAAGTCTTGAGAGATGTTGGTGATGTCATACACAGCGTCACACCTTGCGCACCAGTAATGCGCCCGTGTCCACTCTGATGCGACTGGCTCACACTCTGTCCATTTTCCATTTACGTTTTTACACGGATAGAAACCGTCGTAATGCGGTGCGTTGCCACACGAACATTCCAACCAGTCCTCGCTAGCGAGTATCGCCGTGCTTCGTTCTTGTGTTTTCATACCCACGACAGTACAGATAACGCAGGTCAGATACAACGCTACGCCGAGCGGGGCTCTTGTACGGGCTTTAGTATCTGTCCTGTGCCCCCTGTATCGTTTGATGTGTGGCAGGGAAGCCTGTCGCCTCGGCTCTCAGACAGTTGGAGAAACGAGACATACCAGCAAGCCTCTCTAACGCTAAGGCTCTGTCGGGATGGTGTACTAGTCACCTAGCCCGTCATCCGTCCGCCTCTTACGAAGCAACCGCTACAGGTAGTCTCGCCAACGGGCAAGGCCAGCCCAGTCTGGGAGTTGGGGCGAGAGGTTTCTCTGTTTTTTTATTTCGCGAGCCCCGGCTACCCGAGACGCATTGCGCCGAGTGACTGGTTTGTTTCACCCAGTGAGTTCTTGGTAGGGGTGGAGACATCAAGTTGGATACGTTGGAGTATCACTTCGAGTTCATCCAGTTTCTTATTCATTGCGGTTACTTTGTTGAGAATATCCACGATGTGCTGTTCCATTCCATAGACCCTAGCAGTATTATCTACCCGTGCGCCTATTTCTTGACCACGACTTACTGGCACTGGACTTCCCCTATGACGCCGACCAAGTTGCTGAAATCAAGGCAGTACCCGGGGCTAAGTGGGACAAGGTGGACAAGTTATGGAAAGTGCCTATTAGTTCCATAGATGAAGCCCGTGGTTTCGCACAGAAACATAAGTTTCAGATATCTGATGAAGTTCTGCGGTTTACTATCCCGGGAAGGAAAGCAAAGCGTGGGGCATATCTCAAAGGTGACTGGGTATTCATACAAATCCCGTATGACAAAGTAGTAATCAACGCCGTGAAGCGGATACCAGGGATAACTTGGGATAAAGGTGAAGTGGCGTGGAGAGCACCCGTAACCTCGGCACAAGACACTATTGACTGGGCTAACTCATTCGCCGTATCAGTAGATGAGACAGTATTCCGTGTGGCAGATGAGACAAAGGCAAAGTTAGAGCGATTACAACAAGCCTCACGCTCAACAGACGCAGAGATAGAAGTGCCGGGATTACAAGGAACGCTATTGCCTTATCAAAGAGCAGGCGTGGAGTACGCCACCCGTGCGAAGCGAACGTTCATAGCAGACGAGATGGGTTTGGGAAAAACATTACAAGCGATAGCAACACTGGAGTATTCCTCGCAGACAGATGAGGTGTATCCAGCAGTAGTCGTATGCCCACCAACTCTCGCACTCAACTGGAAAGCAGAGTGGAACAGATGGTTGCCTCACAGACGAGTTTCCGTTGTAAGTAATCGCAAAGAGTTTCCTGAAAGTGGAACTTATGATGTCGTGGTAGTCGGTTACTCAAACATTCAGCATTGGGAAAAGCAACTAACTGGGCATAACTCATACGTATTTGATGAAAGTCATTACACAAAGACACCAACGGCGCAACGAACTAAGTCGGCTATAAAGATGGCAAAGAGCGCACCCAAACACGGCATTGTGTTGTGTCTTACTGGAACACCCGTAACCAACAGACCAGCAGAGTACGCAAGTCAGTTAGACATAATCGGAAAACTCAAAGAGTTTGGTGGCTTGTGGGGTTTCTATCGGCGTTACTGTAACGCATTCCAAGACAGGTTTGGTCAGTGGAATATCAGTGGAAACTCACACCTTGACGAACTCAATGACAGACTTCGTGGTACTTGCTACATACGCCGTACCAAGTCACAAGTGCTATCCGAACTGCCACCCGTAGTACATAACCCAGTTCTCGTGGAAGGAACAGAGGCGGGGCTCAAGGAGTACGTGAAGGCAGAGCGAGACATCATCAAGTACATAACGGACAGAGCCCGTGAAATCGCATTGGAACTCGGAGAAAGCCCGTACTCGGCAGCGGTGGTGGCAAGAATAAAGGCAGAAAGCAACGAACACCTAGTCCGACTATCCGTTCTTAGACGACTATCAGCGAAAGCGAAAATGCCGTTGGTAGAGGAGTGGGTAAACGAGCGCATAAATGACGGGAAAAAGGTGGTTATCGCTGCGCACCACAGAGACGTTGTAGATGAACTCGCAAGAAAGTTCGGAAATCTACGGATACAAGGCGATATGAAAGTCACCGACATTGAGGAACAAAAGCATAAGTTTCAGACGCTACCCGTAGAGGAAGCACCCGTAATCGTTCTAAGTATTCAGGCAGCCAAGACTGGACACACGCTTACCGCAGCGCAAGACATTGTATTTGTGGAGTTACCGTGGACACCCGCAGACCTTGACCAAACTTATTCACGACTTCACCGCATTGGACAGCAAGGAAGCGTGACGGCGACTTATCTACTGATGGAAGGAACCATTGACGAGGAAATCTATTCGCTTATTGAGAGAAAGCGGAAGGTTGTCAATGCGTCAGTAGAAGGTGGAGAGTTCGTTCAGTCGTCAGCGTCGCAGTTGGTACTGAACTTCATAGACCGACACCGCTAACTGCCAGCTCGAGCCCCGCTCGCCCTCGCAGTTAGTTTCTGTCCTGCGTGCTTATTAGGCTTACGTTGCCGTAAGGCAAACGAGCCCAAGGAAGGGGGTGAACAAGTGAAAAGAGAAATCGTGTGGCGTCTCACCGAAACGCAGAAGCAACTCATTCTGCGTGCGGTACTCCACTGCCCTTGCGAAATCGGCGAGGGCGCAACCGAGCACGAGGAACACCACGCTCTGCTTCGCAAGAGCGAGGAAGAACTCGCAAAACTCGGGTGGGGTGGCGAGGGGTTGTGGCATTTTCTCAACCACAACACCAAGCGCCTCGCAAGGCGTTAGTGCGTAGGGGCAGGGGCAGGCAACCCTTGTCCCTCGCTCGCCCGTGTGCCGGGGCTTACTTGGCCTTGGGCTCGGGGGCTACACCCATAATCTCATCTGATATGAGTTTGGTGTACTTCTTGCGCAGACGCCATATTTTTTGGTTCATTTCTGCCATTGCGTCTGTCTCACGGGCTTTGCGTATTGCTTCTTTGTCGTAAACGCCAAACTTCTTGAACAATATGTCATCAATGTCATTGTTCTCAAGGATTATGTCGGTAATCCAACCAGCCTGCTTGTCAATGCTCATCAAAAGTTCGCACATACCTTCGTAGCCAAACTCGGTGAATACTCGGTTCACCAAAAGTGAACAAAAGTGAGAGCGATACAGTACTTCTGCGTCAGCGCTCTTGTTCATAAACTCGCTCAACCAAACGGCAAGTTCTTCACGGGTCGGCTCACCATCAAACGAACTGTCGTCAGGGTCAAAATCAGGTTCATTATCCATTTAGCCAGCCTTACTCGCCGCGGGGCTTACAGCTCAATGGTATCGCTAATACTTGTCAAGCCAGTGACAGGATTATCTCTTGCGCTGTGATTTTCTTTTGTGTCACCCACGAGTTGTTGCTCATTGACGCGAGTGCTTTTTCGTCTGCTTTTGCGTCTCGGTAGTGGTCAAGGTACTCAACTATTGCGTTGTAAGCACTCCACCCGTTGTACCCGTAGCCACCTGCGTTCTTTTCATTGTCATACACACCACGAACGAGTGCGACAACTCCGTCACGATTTCGTTTCTGTCTTTCGGTATCTGTTGCTTTCGCTGGGAATACTCCGTCAAGTATCTTCGTGAGTTGTGTGCTTGCCTGCGGAACGCTAATCGTCAATAGTTTCTCGGCGGTCTTTTGGAACTGTGTAGCCCACGCTGTTGAGATTTCTAATACTTTTTGTGCTTCCTCAATGGCGTGTTCAGCGTTACGAGTATGTCGTGCTGTGAACACCCGTGGTGCTTGTCCGATACCTGCGATTACCGTGTTCTTACACACCGCACGAATAGAAGTGTTAGCGAACGTAATCGGGGTCTTTCCGTCGTGTCCGTTACGAACGAGTAAGTAGCGTTCTATTTTGTCGTTTATTCCCGTCGGGTCAATGACTAGCCCACCCAAGTCAAGCGAACTAAAGAACTCACGCCCACCGTCTAGCACTCCGCAAGTGTCCACTACTGCGTCACCCTTGCTTGCGCCGACAATGGCGAGTGCGTAGTCCAAGCACTCACGGTTCTGCTGTACGACATAGCGTGTGCCGACTGTTGCTAGTCCATCAAACGAGCCATCAGGGTTCACCCGTACCGTTGCCCGACTATCCTCAATGACTATTGACGAGCCATCAGGGTTCGTAATCAGGTTTCCTTCCGTGTCCACGACTGCGACTTTCGTGGTGACGACATCATAATCAGCCTGTGCCGTTGCCAACATTTCCTCGGCTGTCTGTAGTCCCTTCATAGCCACGCCAAGTCTGTGCCACGGGATTTCTCTCTCGGCATACGCCATTTTCGCTACACCCTTAGCGTCTATCTCTAGCCCGTGTGCCATTTCGTGTGTCTTTCTCTATGTCTCAGTTAGATTTATCTGAAACATACCACACGCTTACTGCGTTACAGGGTAGGTGTAGCCCCGGCTTCTACCGTCTGAACTCCGCCCACGGGTCACGCCCTGCGTTCACTTCCTCTTGTTCCCAGTCAAGTAGGTCGTTCGCCCACTTCTCGCACTCGTCGCAAGCGCACTTGGGTTCGTGCCATTTGGGTTGCTGTGGTCGTGGTCGCATTACTCGTCGTCCTCGTCGTCGTCGTACATTCCGAACAACTCTGTCCAACACTTCGGGTGAGTTCCTGAGATAAGTTGCTCTCGCAAGTCTGCCGAGAGAAACGGGAATGCGTCTTGTATGTACGCACCTGCGTTACGCAACTCAATACCGCGCAAGCCTTCCTCGCGTGGCATAGTGAGTTCTCCAAACTCGCCACAGTGGTAGCAACGCTTCGTCTCAATGGTGATGGTGTCGGTGGTGGTGTTCATAATCATCTCCCTTCGTATCCAATAGTAGTGACAACACAGGACAGATACTAAGCGATTACTCGCCTAGCACTATCCTCTGTGTCGGGTGAATGAGTGTGCCGTACTTCTTGACCATCTCGTAGTCGGCTTGCTGTAAGTTGCCACGACAATACTTACGAACGATACCGCTGATGGTGTCGCCATACTCAACCTTGTGCGATACCTTCTCACAGGTGTATGGTGCGTGTATTGACTGCCACGCTGAATAGGTAACTGTGGCGAATGCGACTACTGCGATTACTACTTGGGCTATCTGCTTTGTTCTCATATCATCTACGGTAGGGAATACTGAAACACAAGTCAAGGATTTGTGAGCCTTATGGGATAAGGGTTATACCCGTAGCACTACCCGTAGGCACTTGCGACACTCCACCTATAAGCGCACTGTGTCGGTTGCTATGTCGGTGCGTAGTGCGCCTGCCTTGTGTGCCGGGGCTTCGAGCTGGCCTACAGTTTGTCTTTGACTAGGTAAGTGAATGCGAGCAACATTGCGCTCAATATGACCAACTGGTTCACTTCTTGACTGTCGCCTTCTTGCTCTTGACGACTGGCTTCTTGCTCTTGACGACTGGCTTCTTGACGAATGGCTTGCGGGTCGTCGTTACTGATGGGGTGAATACAGTGCTCTCAACTCCTGCTACTGCGCTAGCAACTAGCGGTGTCGTAGTCGTTGTCGTAGTCGGTGTCGGTGCTTCGTATGCCACTGGCGTCGGCTCATCTACTGGTTCGCTCGCTGGTTCGTTCATTGGTGCTGGTGCTTGCGTCGTCGTCGTCACTGCGACAGTGGTGGTCGTAATCACTGCGACAGTCGTCGTCGTGGTCGGTGTGACAGTGGTGGTCGTCGGTGCTACTCCATCTATTGTGCCGTCACACGATACGGCACAGTCTCCGTTCGTCACGACTGGGGTGGTGCTTGCGCCTATCAACTGATACACGACACTACGTGCGAGTGCGACATCTATTCCACTTCGCCACAGTGCGAGTGTAAAGTTCGGGCGATAACCATTGCCACCTGAACCATTACCAATACCTACGCCGACATACTCACACACGCCGAACCAACCGTGCGCCTGTGCTATCGCCTTGCCTAGTGCGGTGTGTCCACCATTGGAATAAGTCACTAGGCGTTCGTATGCTGTCGTGCCTACCTCGGTGTCAATGATGGTGAACACTGTAGGCACTGCTGATGATGGTGCTTGCGTCGGCTCTAGGCATTCATCTGCTCTCGCTTCACTGACTGGGGTGAACGACAGTGCGACTGCGACTGCGAGTGTGGTGGTTAGTAACTTCACTATGTCTCCTTGTAGTAGGGATACCCGTAGGCTACCCGTGGCACTTGCGACTTGCTACTTCGTGTTCTCGTCGTCGGCTTCTTGCCAACCTTGACCGTCGTCGGTTGCGACAAGGGTGGTGAGTGAACCGTCGTCGTTCGTGCGGAATATCCAACACCAACGGCAACACGGCTTATCACCTTTGCGACTTGGGTGCTGTCCTTTACCTAGTCGTTCACCTAGTCGGGGTAGGGCTGTGAGTAGGGTGACGATACAGTCGTGACACAACTTCCACGGGTGGTCTTCATCTTCGTCTGCGAGACTGTCACTGAAACCGCTGTAGTAACCAAACTGATTTGCGTCTAACAACCAACCGTCGTCTATCAGTTCGTTATGAATGTGCGCTTCATACGACTTCTCACAAGCGTCGCATACGACAATGTGACCATCTCTCACACGACACCTGCGAATACTTGTGGTGTGAAACTGCCAACCAATGTCGGTGACTGCCAACCTTCTATGACTGTCTCAAGTGTGCGTCGCACCTGTCGTGCGTCTGCCTCTCTACCTTGTCGCACCATCTTGCCTGTCTTGGTGTTAGGTGCTGTCTCTGCGTCGGTGAGTAGGCACTGCTCAAGTTCGTATAGTGACAGGGTGAGTAGCAACACCTCGTCGCTAGTCAAGTATGCGCCTTTCGTCTTGACCTTACGAAACAACTTCACGACACGCTCTGACGCTGATGGGTCGGTGTCTGCGAGGTCGTCTGTGTATCGGTAGTCAAGTGTGCCTAGTACCTCAAGTGCTTCACGCTCTGCGTCGGTGAGTAGGTAGTGAGTAAGTGTCTCCATACCTCACAGGATAGTCACGACACTGGACAGATACCAAACGGGTATCGGGTGGGGTATAGGGTATGGGGAATGGGGTATGGGGTGTGGGGTATGTACCTACTACCCGTGTGTCACCCGTAGCGTGTGCGCCACTCCTCTTAGGGCGAGTTGGTCTGCGACTGCTCACGGCTTCCCTCTCTCTCCTACCAACCTTCCACGCCTCTCCCTAGTCACTAGCCCTCTGCGTGTAGGGATACTTGCTCTGCCCTTGCCTAGCGACTACCTTAGACACTATGACTAAGCAACACGCTGATAGCACCTCACTTATCGGACTAACCATTGTCGTCTCACCTACTGATGACAGACACGGTGGTCGTGTGGGTGTAGTCGTTGCCTCACCTCTGCCTGACTATGCGACAGTCAAGTTCGCTGACGGTGGTGACACTGCGACGCTTCACACGAAACTGCTAGCGACGACACGACACTGACGCTTCGTGCTTCGTCTGCGTTGCGACGACACACTCACACGCTTGGTGCGAACCCACGAACCCACAAACCCATCTTGCGACTTCGTGTGCTGACTACACGACACGAATGATGATGGCGTAGCACACACTGCTACACGACGACAGTGCGTGTGTACGACGACAGTGTGACAATGTAGGTACACACTTCGTGTGTTGCGAATATGGTACACGACTTCGGGTGTCCACAGGGGTCTGCGGGGCTGCGTACATGCACTCGTAGGGGGTGTGGGGGCACCAATGCGCCAAATTTTATGACGCAGAGTTTTTATTGTAATTTATCTAAACCGGCTCTTGAGAACTCGCTTGCCGCGTAGGTCGTATTCTGCTCGGTCTTCGATGACGGTCACCAGCTCGGGCACTCGTTTGTAGTTTCCGGTTACATCAAGGTGCATGATGCATGTTTCTAGTTCTCGTCGTATGTCTGAATCGGTGTGGTAGTTGGCAATAGTGACATGTATTCGATTCAGGTCGATAGTTAGCATCGGTGAAGAGTTGTCGTATTCGTAGTGTGTTTTGAGTTTCTCGCTCAGTTCTTCCCAGCTATTTGGTGCAAGCAATCTTCTCATTGGCTGATTTGTATCAATTGCTACATAACCGTACGGATGCACAAGTATGTCACTGACTGTTTTAGCGCTTTCTCGTATTTTTTGCGTCCCAAAGCCTGCGTCTTGCAAGATACTCAGCAGCTCTGCCAGAAATGTACCTAAATAGGTGAATTGGCGATGATGTGCCGATTTGCCAGTGTGTATGTAGGTGGCAGGGATGAATCCTTCTTTTATCCAGCCATCGATTGTCTTGTATGGCTTGTCGATATAGGCAGCTAACTCTTGCAGTGACAGTGGTTCTTTTTGTTCTGTCTTTTGCGCTAGTTCGATAGTGAGTTCTGTGCTATATAGCGTCATAGGGATACATATTATATGCGTGGAAGCATAGGATAAATTTATCTAGAAGGCGGCCGTTTTTCTTTTGTCCGGTTGGTGACGTACACAAAATATGCAGAGCTGTGTGAGTGTCGGATAAATTTATCTAGAAGGGGCCTCAAAATAAAAAAATCGCGGAAAAGGCTTCAGCCGGATTAATTTGAAGTTAGCGGCGTTTCGCTTAAATTTATCTGATTCTTCTTACTGCGACCGAAATTGCTTTGCACTCCGTTTTCACGAAGCATGTCGGCTAAATCGTCTTTGCGTTTTTGTCCCAATACTCTGAGGCAAGTATCGCCATCGGCGGTGATTCTGTAGGTCGTTTTGTTATTTGCTTCATGTTTGGCTATATAGCCGAATTTAGAAAGCGTGTCGAAGCTTCTTGAGATGTCTTTGACGAATTCCGCTCGATTTAACTGGAATTGTCTGTAGTTATCCTCGGTGAACCAGTTTCGCTTGCTTTTTGCGTAACAGAGGACAACGTATGACTTGCTGTCCAATTTGATTTGTGGTTTGAATTTTCCTTTGGTGTACATGTTGCTTGGAGTGTACCTATTTGACGTTAAATAACAACTTGCCTGGCGTCACAAGGCGTGCGCCCTCTGGGGCTCGAACCCAGGACCAACGGATTAAAAGTCCGGTGCTCTACCGACTGAGCTAAAGGCGCGCTATTTAGAAGAAAAAGTCGTCGTCTGACTCTGACTGGTCATCGTAATAGTCTGCGACGATATTTATCCAGTCCCACATCTCTGGCCATTCTCTTCTTTGTTTGACCATCATCTTCATGTGCTTTTTTTGGTCTGGATGTTCTGCTCTGAGAGCCTGAACCATTTTGCCAACAGCCGTGTGCAACTGTTCATATTTTCTCTCGATTTTAGAATGCTCCACATCCAATATGGTGATTCTTTTTTGGAGGTCTTTTATGTCGCGCCTTAGGTGTTTCTTCTTCATTGTCCTCTTTGCTCCTCTTCAATCTCAAATGCCGCGTCCCTGAATGCTTGATATGCGTTCTTCCACGTCTGCGGAACGGTGAAATCCGGGTCCACCCTATCGCTGACTTGGTCGTTGTACGCGCATTCCTCGGCGTAGTAATTGCGAATAATTTTTCTCAATCGGTCAATTTCGTACGCTTGTTCAGCAATGATTTCCATTAAGTCGTAATCGAAGTAGTCATTCATTGATATCTCTCTCTTCGTCCAATATTTTTGCACAGATAGAACAGAACATAACGCCTGCTTTTTGATTACCTAAAAACTGTTGCCAGTTCTTGCACTTATGGGGTATTCGCGACTTAATCCAATACCAACGGTATAGAAGAAAATCCATGTCCTAGATATTTTTAGTGAATATATCGGCGCAACAATCAGCACCAAGATTCATCGTCAATGTTCCATGCCCAATCGGGATTGATATTTCTTGGTACATCACCTGCTTGATGCTGCAAAGGTCGCAACCAGACGAGTCGGCCATAAGTAAGGGCAGAAATCCTGATAAACATTCGAAGCAACAACCAACTCCAATTGATGGACAGAGGAAGTGTCTGAAGGTTGGCATTGTGGTGCTGAAATGTGGGCAAAACTTATCAATCTTTCCAAGCAACCTCTGAAGAGCCTCTGTTCTTTTTTCAGAAGACTTTTCATGAGTGATTCCCGTGAAGTTTTTCCCCTTGAGTTGCTTTTTCATCTCGGTGAAAAATTCGCTCTCGGCCTCAACAAAGTTGCGCATGAATTCTTTCAGTTCATCTTCGTTTGCGAACTTCTTTATCTCAGGTGCTGACTTTCTGTATCTTGGTTGCATATTTTCTCCTTGTGGGCCCGGTGGGGTTCGAACCCACGACCAAGGCATTATGAGTGCCCTGCTCTTACCACTGAGCTACAGGCCCTTTATTTACGGGATTTTTATTGTAATAATCTTCGAGAGTGCAGTGTAACCAGGGTTTTCGTATGAATCAACTTCAGATATCTCAATTATCTCGATTAATTCGCTATCTACAAGCCGTTCCAGTTGCCCCATGAATCCAGAATCCTGAAAGTGGTCGCTTTTAACACTAAATACAGCATAGGAATCAGCCTGCATCATTCTGATTATCTTCAATAAATGACCAGCATCTAAATGCCCAGTTGTAAAAGTTCCAGAGCTCACCATAAAGCTATAAGTATTTTTCTGGATTTGATTTTGGTTTGATATATCACCGATATAGATTTTCCGGTAGCACATACGGCCATTTTGCTTCTTTTTGTTATAGGCATAAAAAACCATTTCGGGTGAAATGTCTATTCCGTCAATACGTATGTTTTGGGGATTTGAACCAAGTTCCAATCCAAGAAGACCAGTTCCGCAACCGATATCAATAATCTCTTCAGTGCGCCTCAAGGTATTGAGCAAATGTGATGCCTTTTCCGCCACGCGTTTGTGAAGCACGTAACCAACAGATTCTGTAAATCTGTCATAATCTTTAGCCGAGTCATCGTAATACTTTGATAGCTCTTCGCTATTTTTGTATGAGTAGGCCAGATTTATTGAAAAATCGTCTGGTGATTTCATCTAATAGCTGTGAACGAAAGCCGCAAACTCTTCTTCTGAATCACCGAGATTCTCGAACTCAATGGTTCCCATTTCTTCAAATTTCCTACGCAACCAAGCCCCATTTCTATCGAGTAGCCCAAGCTTACTGACATTTGGAACAATTTTGGCAGCCAGCATTTTTCGAATCCAGGCCTGTGCTGGGTCTTTCAATAGGTACGGTGCGATGTCTTTGGTCTTTACGCCCATCTTTTCATAAACTTCCTGCTGAAGCATTCTTTCACCGAGCTTGACGCTGGCTTCATAAGCGAACTGCTGACGCTCCATTATTTCGGAGTCGCTCATCTCCGCATAAATCTCTTTGAGAGAAAGAACCCCGAACGATATGTGCCTCGCCTCATCGGCCATGACGTTTCTGAGCAATTGCTTGAGTAGTGGTTCGTTTGTAAGTTCACGCATGTACGCCATGGAGGCAAGGCCTAAACCTTCGACCATTATTTGCATACCAAGGTATGTCATATCCCAACGATTGTCTGCAATTGTGTCGTCAACGAGGCTTTGAATGTGCCAGTTAAAAGGAAGAGTGCCACCGAGTTTTTCCTTGGCATACTTTGCAAATACCTCAACATGGCGAGCTTCGTCCATGACTTGCGTAGAGGCATACAACTTGCCGTCATACCACGGACATGTTTGCGTCAATTTTGCTGAGCACATCAACGCGGCCTGCTCTCCATGAATGAATTGGGAAATAAGCCAACGGCGACTATTTACGCCAAATTCAAGCCATTCTTTATCGCCCCAGTGCTCAACAGGGCTGCCGTCATACACCGACATCTCACGACTTGAGCCGAAGTTGGCATAATCCTCTATTACTGAGCGTTCTACGTCTACTTCGGTTGACCAGTCAAGGGCTGTTTCACCGTTCCACTGATTATTTTTCGCCTTTTCGTAAAGCTTGCGGAGCTGTGGTCTTACAAGACTGTAATCCCAGGTGAAGATGACATCACTATCGTTTTTTACAACTCGGTCAACTGCTTCGAAATCCACATCTGGCGCGGAAATAATTGGCTCAATATCGCCATAGCTGACGCGGCCAATAAATTCCTTGTAGGTTTCACGCGTGACCGTCATAGTCCAACAATATTAGCAGTTTGTCTTATTTTAAAGGCTGTAGAAATTGGTGCTGGCGAATTTGTGGCCACTCTTTACAGGTGCCGAAGCGTGCCACTGGAGGGCATCAAAAAACACAATCGTTCCGGCTTGTGGCTTCAGCGACATTATGTCGTGCTGATACTCGGTCTGCCTTTTAGTGGAAAAAAGCAATTCGCCGCCCTCATAGTTATCGTTGATGTAGAAAACGGACGAAAGGTGAACGACTGGAAAGCCGTTTTTTATTACATATTCAGATATCGACCAATCTTGGTGATATGGGAGAGATTGACCTTGGGCATACCGAACGATTGATTCGCCTTGTAGGCGAGTTGTTTGCTTTCCGTATTGCTCGAGGATTATATCTTTGCATATTTTATTCAATTTCAACGTAATCTCTTTAAGGACTCTGTTCATGTCCTGAAATCGATGAGAACGCAAAACTTCGTCTGGTGCTGGTGGTGCACCGAATTCTTTTAGTTTTTCATCAGTTATTCCAGTTTGCTGTTGAGCTAACAACTTATCTGGTATTCCACCATACGACTCGTTGATATAGAAGTCAACGCTTTCACAGTACTCATGCATCGTTTCCAGCGTTTGACTATCAACTACATCTGTTCTTATGAGTGTGTCAAACACTTAATGGGTCTCCGTAAAAGTATTGCCTAGCAAGCTGGTGGTCAATCACGTTGCAGTCAATCCACCAATCTTCGTGGACATCCCTCCAAATCAGCGTGTACCCGAGGGCGTCAAGTATCTCCCTCTGCGCATCTCTTACTGTGTTTAGTCTCCAATACATATTCTCATCATGCTCAAATACAATCACATTGAATCTGTACTGAGTTAGGGGAAGCGTAATTAGGCCCAATAGAGTTGTGTATGGGGTAATTGGCCTTATGTTTGTGTCATACCCAGCATCAATATCTACCTGTAAGTAGTCAATTTGTTTCGGGAAGAAGTTGTCATTAAAATATGCCAAGTAGTCAAACTTCAAGGCATCACCAAAGCATGGATTTGTTCTGTTGCTAATGAACTCTTCCCTTTTTTCATCAACTATCTCAAAAGAAACACCTGACCAGTTGTAGTCACGTTCGAGATGAAACGTGTTGCTTCCATTCACTGAATGGAACGCTCCAAGCTCAACATAAAAACCATCTTTTTTGTACCCACTCATCGCGAGGGCAAATTTTTCTTGCGCGCTTACGCCTAAATATTCTGTCATCGGTCTTCCCTGACTCCGTATCCTTTAACTAGGTTTCCTTTATAAGCTCTTACTAATTCTTTTGAAATTGTTGGTATCCCGTTTTCAAACATCATTAAAGCAGGTCCTGCCTTGGCGTAAACGCTCTTCTTTTCATCATCGGTTCCGCAGACTTGTTGTTTCCAGGCCTCTTCGCCATACTTCTCTACACCAGCCTCCCATTCAGGCGTGACGGGGTCAACATACTTGCCAAAAGAACGGAATAGCCACTTCTCTCCCTGACCAGTCGGGCATACGGAGTGAAAATATGGGCGACCATCTCCGGGGAACAATGGATTGCCTGATGGAAAGACGAGAATTTCACCCGCTTTTGGCTTGTACCTTATTGCCTTCCCATCAGCCCAAAACTCGATTTCTCCACCCTCGTAATCATCGTTTGGGTATGTGCAGGATGTAATCATGAACTTTTCACCAGGAAAGTCGACGGTCTCCGGAATGAAATCAACATGAAAGCTCATCGCTTTTGGGTCTATTTTGTCATGGTCGGATGAATTCTCTTTGTATGAGCATGGTCCTGGACTTGTCAGTATTGGTAATTCATTGCCCGTATTTGGGTCGACAATTCCGTTTACCTTCTGATAGTGAATCATTGCCGCATGTATCGCCGCTGTTGCACGTCGGTAGCATCCGCGTTCGAAATTGGCAATCTCTGGTTCGCCGTTTCCCTCGTTTATGAGAGCCATATGGCCAAATGTGTACCAAGGCGTCCATTTACCGTAGAAATTATTATCGGCGTTCCGCTCTTTGCTTTCTCTCAGCGATTTGTAAATCTCCTCGTGGTCTGGGAGGAGCTTTTTGTAGACAAATATGTAGTCGTGAATCTCTTCGTATTCAAAGTCCATCGCAAATGTCTGCATTTCCATGTTAAAAAATTAGCATGTCTGACAGTTTTTAGTGGGAATAGCTTTACCTATTAGATATCCCTCGGTGGGATTGGTACCCCTCCGCCAGCCATTTTATGGAATGTTTTATCATCCAGAACCTCAAAAGACCACGCATCTTGAGTGAATCCATTGTTTATTTCATGCGGTCTTCTGTCGATTAGCGATATGAGCCTGCAGCGTGAAAACTTCCCATCAATATCCGTGGTTACATACCATGTTTTAACTGGGTCTTTAGTTTGCCAAATCACATAGATACAGTCGTCTGTTTTCCCGGCTTTTGTTATCTGTCCGATTGTCCCTTTTTGTGGCATTTCACTCCTTCGTTTTCTTATCTACTTCTGAGTACTTTGCATATGTCAGATTGCTCGCAGCAAATTCTGGGTTCAGCGTTTTGTACCAGTTTCCAATTGACTTCATCAACACACCTGAACCACCGGTAGCTTCGCATGTTCTGCCGGCGATTTCTTCGTACTTTGCAACAACTGCATCCATTTCATTGCGAAGAGATGGGTCGGATGGCTGGAAGTAGAATCTCAAGCCACCAAATTTTTCTTTGATTTGTTGCAGGTCGTACTTGGGGTCAATTTCTGAAAGTTCCTTGTCGCAATCAAGCACAAGCTGGTACCAGCCCTCGTCGACATCGATATACGGCAAATATGGTGGCTTAATTTTTAATTTCAACAAGGTGATTTTTCGATTAAGTTCGTCCATATTCGCTCTTCCTTACAGGTCTATCGCTGGTGGCTCAGAGGGTCCGCCATCGAATGCGTTATTAATCCAAGTCCACACCACGAAGCCGGATTCGTTTATCACATCAGTGCAACCATTACCTCGGAAAATGAGGTTAATCATTTGAGTATTGTCTTCTAGGTTATTCATCTCTTCAATTACCTTAAATTTAAAGCCAGCTTCAGTTAACCTGCTGGTCGCAATATCTAGGCCGTCGTTTTGAATATCAAGCAAAACATTATCTTGAACGCAATCCCAGTTAATAGCCCACGACATCCCGGTATTGAGATGGTCCCAATAGTCCATGTCTCCCTCGTAATGGGTAATCATTGGCTGCTCCAGTGTCGGCAGATTGCACCAGTAGTCTACGTAGCCATTTCCTTTAATATTCCATCTCGCGAACGCCCCATCAGAACGCATCTTCGTAAATGCTGAAAACAAACGATAGTAATCAGAATTTTTTGGCGGCGACATTGGTTCTTCGTTACGTTTGCGCGTAGTTCTGACTACGCCATCACAACCAATAACCCTGCTACGGGGAACCCACATTCGGTGATATCTATCGTACTCTGTTTCGCGACTATTTGTGAGACGCAACGATTTAAGACGTTGAGTCTCATCATTTTGACGACGTTGCAATTCATTGAGTGTAAGTGTGTTTGTCATTTGTGCCCCTGGTTGGAGTTGAACCAACGTGTACCGCTACGGTTTCTACACCTTATAAGAGTGAGCCGATACAGGGGCGAGCATCACACACATCCCTGTATTCGACCCATAAAAAGCATTAGCTCAGTTGTTCTTTGACGTAGTCGGCCCATTCTGGGCAAAGGAAAATTACTGAACCAGCAATGACTGCTGAATATAGTTCGTCATCGTAGTTACCCGAGGAGTTCTCGTTAAATACTTCAATGAGGCCATCAATCGTTCCGCCTTGGTCAAACACTTCGCATACGGTTGTGCCAAGTTCGAGCAAATCTGCCTCTGTCCAAGAGCGAGCTTGAGCTGACTCGTTGTAAAGCATGTCTAGATACTGGTCAAACTTATTCAGTTCTGGAGCTGGTGCCTCTGTTGGCGGAGTTGTTACGAGCACCTCGCGGATGGTTTCTTTTTGACCGCACCCAACGAGAATCGATGCAACGATTGCTAAACCAATAATTCGAGTTTTCATTTGATTCCTTAATTCAATAATTTGTGGTTTATGACTTTTATCTTATTTATCAGTTTCTTTTTTGACAACCTCGTCCTGCACGTCCACTTCCTCTTCTTCATACCACTCTATGTGGTTCTGTTCTCCGAGGTCTGTCCGTTCAAGATTTATTAGTTTTCGTACTCTCTTTTTCATCAGAGTAGTCCACGTCTTTTGAGTGCATACTCGTATAAAACAACTTCACGTTTTCTTGCTTCTTCTTCGTCCACTGCGGTTCCATTTTTGTAAGCAGCAAGACAGTCAAAAAGTTGGTCGGAAAGATTTCTTTCGTACTCGTAATCTTTGCGCCAGTTATCTCTATCGAGACGAAGTAGTACGTATCGAGATTGAAGCGCTTTGATTTCATTAACTACAGTTCTTGCAAAATCGCTTGGGCTTTTTAGAAGTTCATCAATCACTAAAAGCAGTGATTCGTTTTCCCCACCATAACCAACAGGCAATTCCTCGGGCAGGAGTTCGGATTCCATATTGTCGTTCATGCCGGTAAATCGTATTCGCTATTCCTCATCAAATCAATCACATCTTGCGGCATCAAGAGAAATCCACGGGCCGGGTTATCCTTCCCGCCTAGGTTGATTTTTGTGTTTTCGTTGAATCTTGGCTTGTTAAGCCTGAGGTACCGCTTTAATCTATCGACGTTGATGATGACGAATGCTTCGTCCATCGAAAAAACGTATACCCACCATTTAGCCGTAGTGACGTTTATTCCGCTTTTGTGCCAAATTTGGTTCCCATTGTTGTCGCGGATGCCACGTGGGTTTTGGTCGGTCTCGACGACCATCCTCCCATTTCTGTAGCGGTCGCTTTTTACTTCGAAAGAGCCACCAGATAATGAGTCAAGAAAACTGGAAACGAGGCTTTCGCCTTTTTGGCCAAACGATAAGTCAGTTTTAAAATCAAACTGCCGAGCTGGCACATCAAAGGATTCTTGCATGGGGCCAAGGTTATCGAGACATTAAAAGTCTGACAACCATAGACCTACATTCTCCAGTTAGACAATCCGCCTTGGCTATTGTTCATTATGTAGCGAGCCATCATGAGGTTGCAGTGAATAGTCTTCAGTCCCTGCATCCGATTGTCGACCGCATTCTCCCCGCAGACTTCTTTGACGGCTGAGTACCATCCAGAATTGATTTGTAGAAGGCCGGTATCGTACGACTTGTCCTTATTTAGGGCGTACGTCATATTCCCGTTGGCATCCCATGTGGCATTCTGGGCCTTAGGACGGCACCCAGACTCTCTCCAGGCGATGTAGGACCACGTTTGCACTGGATAGAGCCCATACGCCTCAAACACTGGTTCTAGACGCGGACAACGCTTTTCTGGGTCTTGTGGAACCTCTTGCCTCTTGCCTCTGTGGTCGCTTTTTACTGGCGGAAACTGCGGCAAGACTCTCTGTGCTCTGAATGGCGGTTCGGTTTCCCGAATGCTCTGGTTTTCTGCCCAGAGTGGGTTCTCGACCATTATCTCCACGTGCTCTGCTTTCCCTGATGGGGCTTCTGCTTCGCTGGAATTAAGTGGTATTAAGACTCCCGTCATGAAAAAGAGTAAAGAAATTCCATATCCCAAAACTGCGTTCAACTTTTTGTCTCCTGTGGCTAGCGGATAGGACAACAGGTGTTAATAACTAACCTGCCTATGTGTGTCACTTTGACACCTCTATATTACCAAATTATTACGTGGGCCCCAACATCTTGCCCAAACCCTTTACAGATAAAGGCCTTTATTCTCGGCCGAGTAGGTCTTGTACAAATTTTTCTCCATCTTTTAGCTTTATTTGGACTAAAGCTACATCGTTTTCGAGCACTTCTGTAACCTCAATTTCGAGTGAAGCCCCAATAACTGCAGATATATTTAGCATTTCTTCAAATACTGTATCCGCCTCTTCGTCCGTAGATGTGTCATCGGTGTTGATGTATGTAAGGACCCATGCTATCTGTTCAATAAGGGCAAGTCTCGCTTCATCTTTTGAGTAGCTCATGTTCACATACCCTATCAGCGAGGTGGTATGGTATGTGCACCGAGGTCGTCGACCTCGGTAATTAACCCACTAGGAGAAGAAATGAACCCAGCACCAGTAGTGATTATCGGGAATGTCACGGCAGACCCGGAACTCACTTTCACCGCAAGCGGCCAGGCTCGCCTGGCATTTTCAGTAGCGTCAAACTACGTCTGGTACGACCAGGCCGGGGAGAAGCAGGAAAAAGTTTCCTTCTTCAACATCACGGCATGGCGTTATACCGCCGAGAACGCATCAAAGACCCTCGAAAAGGGGATTGGTGTAATCGTTACGGGACGTCTTGAGCAGCGCACCTGGGATGACAAGGAGACTGGTCAGAAGCGTTCAACGGTAGAGGTAATTGCAGATGAAATCGCAATCAACACTCGTGCCATTGAGGCTGTGACTCGTCGCACAAAGCAAGAAGGTGGCCAGGAAGGCTCTGCTGCACCAGCGGCTCGCCGTCAGAAGCCAGTTACATCGCGTCAGCCAGTGGGCGTGGGCGCAGATGAATCTGAACCATTCTGATTTAAAACCACTTAGTTAAGCAAGACCCTCGTTAATTCCGAACCGAGATTCGGAGACGGGGGTCTTTCTTTTTTTGCCAAAATACTTGGTCATTTCATCACCGTCAATAATCACAGACTTGCTTTCGTCGTCCGTTTTTATGTCCAGAAGTATGTCGATGACCTCTCTGACCCCGAGTACGGTTTTCGGCTCAGCCTTGACTAATTGGGATAGTTCCTTTAGGTGTTTTTCTAACATGCTCATAGCCAAAACCCTATCAAATAATTTTTATTAGAGGTTGTCACATTTCTAAAAAATCGCTACTATCAAATCAACCTACAAACACTCACCTAATAGGGGGTTATTAAATGTCAGAATATAAAGCTCTTAAAACAAAGGGACTCACTCGTGGTCGCCCACGTCTTAACGACAAAGAGCGTCAAGAACGAAAGAAAGTTACTGCAATGCGGCAAGAGGCACGTCGTCGTGCGGGGTTGGTTCTTCAGCACCGCCACAATGACGAGTATGAACAACTCGTTCGGAAGGAAATGGAAAGCCTTAAGCGCGAATCTCGCTAACTAGGTCCAGTTATTCACAGAAGGCGCTGGCGCGGTTGATTCCGTGTCAGCGTCTTTTGCATATTCTCCGGTCTTGAATCGGAGTTTAAAACCTAATTCGCTTGCCCCTTCATTGGGCTGCGACCTTTTTTCGATGGCTTCATCACCTTTGACTTGGACTTCCCATACTCCGTCTCCAGCCATTCGTCAAAATCCTCAATATCCCCGTGGGATGACCTCGCGTACTTTTCGTACTCTCGCATCATGCCAATTAGTTCGTTATCTTCCTCATCAAACCTAGGCATTATTCTATGACTTTCTCGCGGCCCTTCCCGCACTTGCTGCTCGGTCTGTGTTGGCAACAAACTGTCTGCCACTGCGCGAGCCGAGAATCTTTTTTCGATTTGTTGCTCTTCTCTGAGCTGGAGTAAGTCTTGCCCACGCCGCTGCTGGAAGATATCTGCGCATTCCGCCCGGCCTGTTGGCCTTCTTGCCATCGCTGGTCGTCCACTTTTCTCTTGTCCACTCTTTTAAAGAGCGTTGAGCCTTTTTAGGCTTCCCTCTATACCCGCCACCAGCCTTGCGGTATTCGAGTGCAAGCAGTTGCGCTTTTCTTGCGCTCCACTGACCAGGATTCCCACCCTTGGAGCCAGCCATAATTCTATTTTTGATTCTCTCACGAAGTTCTGGTTTTGTGTAAGACATTTTTGCCGCTTTGCCCATTACCTCGAAGTCTGGGGCATTTTCGACGAACTCATCGACCACCTGCTGAACCCAGGCGGGAGAGCTGTCAAGCGATTTAATTTCTCTCTGTATCATTACACCCAATAATACGCCAAAACGAATCCCTGCAGGGGTGCAGTATTACTGAAGTCTCGTGTTGCACTGGGTGCAAATCTTTGCCCAGGGGTATATCTTCAACATATATGCCGGGTGCTGGCAGTCGAGCAGCTCTGTTGCCTTGGCGTCAAGAATGTCCCGAATCCATGCGGACATGCTCTGACCGGTTACCTCTGCAGCCTTCCTCCAGCGCTCGCGACTTGCCTCCGTGGTGCGAATGAGGACAGATGTTCCGGCTGGGCCATCTTCGGTTTTGTCAATTGGCGAAATGGACAATCCAGTCGTTTCGGAAACCTTGTTTACTGCTGCCTCTAAATTGCTATTCGTTGGAATTTTCTTCTGCATCTTCATCTTCCTCCATGTCTTCGGGTTCTATCTCAATAAGAGAAGAATCTTCGATAACTTCGGCATCGATGATGTCTTTCTCGCTAAGTATTCTCTGCACTGTGCTTTCTGGCAAAACTCCGGAAGAGCCCATGAGTGCAAGCAGTTGTCTGGCTTCTGCTTCTGGGTCGAATTTCGGGCCAACCTGTTTCATTTGTTCAGAGCCAGCCAGTGTTGCTTTGATTGCATCGTTCTGTTTTGTAGCAACGTCCATTTGCACATTTATGTTTGTCTGGTCCATGCCTAACAATTTTGTTCTTCTGTCCATAATTGAGAGCACCTGTTGTATTGCTTTGAGGTCTGGCTCCACTTGTACTTCGGTCCCATCAGGGAGGACTTCTCTTCTATGTTGAGTCATTGGCCAGATTGCTTGTTGAAGGTTGTCCAGTCTTTCGAGTTCAAGCCTCAGTACCTCGGGGTAGGCCATCAAGGTTTCTCTATTCATCTTTTCAAGAGAACGCTGAATTGATTTTGCTACTGCACCAGTTGAGATGCCGAATCTACGAGCTATTTCGGTGGTTGATGTCCCGGCTTGACGAAGTTTAAAAATTCTTAGGTCGCGCTCGCCAAGAAATTCACGTGAAGCAATCTTATTGCTTTTCTCTTCGCTCATTTAACTATCTTAGTAAACTATTTGCCCACATTCATAAACTCGATTACCTGGAACGGGAATGTGGTGCCACGCTTGATTTTGAGTGGCCACTGGCGCTCATCGCGGGCCCCACGGAAGTGACGGACGTCGTAAACATAGGGTTCAGGAGCGGTCGGGTCGGGTTGTAGAGAAATACCGAATTCCGGCCAGCGCGACCATACAGCGCTACCGAACGGCCGCAATTCTCGTGTAGCAAGAGTAGTGCCTAGTGGTGCGTGGTGTTCTAGCCACATTGCGCATCCATACCTTGTCCGCAATGAATCAAGATATCGAGCAATTTCAACAACAATTGATTCAGACGTTCTCCCACCTGGGTCTACGAAAGATTTGTAAATAGGCCCCATAACTAGAAGCTCTGGTTCTGCTCTTTCTATTGCTTCCTCGAGAATTGCCCTGTCTGGAAGTTTCATCAAATCGAGACCTGCTGGTTTTATTAGCAGTTCGCCATATACGCGCTTGACATGTCCATGCTTCATCGCCGAAGACAAAATCTTGGCAGACATTCTTCTGATGATTCTTTCCGGATTTTCAAGGTCGACAGTAAGTGTTTTGATTGGCCTCATTTGCGAATAAGTAAACGGGTGAATTCCAGCTGCCGAACAAAGCGCAATTTGTCGCGCAAGCATGGTTTTACCCACACCCTCCGCCGCAACGACTATTACTCTTTCCTGCTTTTCTAAAAGACCAGGAATTACCCATTCGTAACTATCGTCGTCTTTTTCGTCAATGAAGTCGTTCCATTGGACAAACCTACCCTTGTCTTCCACTCCAGAGGATGCAGCTTCAAGAATAATTCTGTTTGCCCGGATGATAAGCGAGTTTGAATCTATGTCAGTTCTGTTGAGAAGTTCGCGAAGGTCTTCTACTTTTTGTGCAATAACAGAAATCTCTTCTTGCTGTGTTTCTGTTTCTTCTGTCTGCTCTACTTCATCTCCATCATCCTGAACAGAGAATTCTTCGATGTTCACTTCTTCCGCAAATTCAAGCAATTTATCTACTGCATATCCAGCAGCAAGGTGGTCTGCAATGTCTTTATGCTCTGGACAAATCCATACCTGAGCGTCACAACCAGCTTTAGTGAGTTCATCAAAAACTTCTTTAGCATGCACCTTGCCCGGCTCGTCATTGTCGGCAACAATTTCAACTATTGCTCCAGCAAGAGCTTCGGTATGTATGTCTAGCCACTTACCCGCACCGCCAGGCATTGTCGTAGCAACCACACCCTGTTCTATTAGTGCATCGGCATCTTTTTCACCCTCCACCACCCACACTGGTATGCCTGCTTCGCGTGCTGCCAGAACAGCAGGGAGGTTGTAAAGGACTTTTGGTGTTTCGCCAAGAGAATAAATCCAACCACCAGCCCCATCAGGTCTGCGCTGTCTAAAAGACTTTTTACCGTCTTGGTTTACGTATCTGACTTTTTGAAACAAAAGCTCGCCATCTTCGCTTACAAAGTCGTACGACTTAACAAAGGTTAATTTGTCTGGCTGTTTCTGTTGAACAACCGATTTTGGTTTAGGCGTGACACTTCTTGTTGACGGTGGTGAGAAGTCCCCATTTGATGGACCACAAAGGTCACCTTCTTTAATGCCAACTGTGGAACATATTTCAGAAAAGGAGCAACCGTTGCCGCGGTGGCACGTAACCAAGACACGGTCTTCTGAGAATCCGATACTCAACGACGGATTATTATCATCGTTCCTGCACGGACAGCGCGCAGCCCACTGATTCTGCCCAGCAGGCCTTACACCATCAAGCCTCGCAAGGAAGTCGTCTAAACGTTCTCTGGCGTCGCTCATTGTCCCTGAATGCGTGCTCGTATTTTGGAATCAGTAAGGTATTTTGAGCCTTTGTAGGCAAAACCATTGGCATTTCTTCTGCCAATCCCTGGCAAGTAAATTCGCGCTTCTCTCGATACAAGTATGTTTCGTTCTGAGCGCAAAAAGGCCCGCTCCGCTTCTGTTTTTCCACCCCAAATGCCAAGAGGCTCATTGCGAAGTGCGTAATCCAGGCACTCTTCTTGTTTTTCACATTTAAAGCAAATCGATTTTGCTTCTTCTGAATCTCGGTGAACTTTTTTTAGTTCTTCTCTTGATAAGTCAGCAACAATCATTGGAAACCATTTATTTACATCGTGTCCTTTACACAAACCATCAGTTGGTGGTAGTTCGACACTATTACTCATGTGATATTCCCCCGTAAGTGTTAGTTCCCCGATTGGTTGCGTGAAAGCCTAGCCACATCTGAACCAGAAAGGAACAACAGAGCGTGCTGAATTATTAAATTTCCGTTGACGTCTGCCACGACTACGTCGATTGCTTCGATTGGTATTTGAAATCGTGTAGCGATAATTGCTTTTGTTCTGCTTATATCTATTTCTTCATTTGCTAATTTTTGATTTATATCAACTTCGTTAATAAGTTGCGCGCCTGCTCCAAGTGCTTTTATTTCTTCATCTTTGGCCTCAGCGCGAAGACACCAAGCGCATGCAAGGGTCGGTGATGTTGCAGCCCTGGGCCTTGTTTCGGTATGCCCACAAGAAAGAAGGTGTTTGTACTTAACGCGCCCCCATGCGCCTTCTCGTGAAATTTCAACGACGCTACGACGCGGTGCCTTGCGATGCTCTGTTGTCATGACCCACCTGCTGGTGGAATCTAATTACTTAGATGCGCTCTTGAACAGCTTGCGCAGCCAGTTCTTCAGACCACGTGAATCAACAGTGATTTGCGCTGGAATGCTATCGACGAGCAATTCAATCTTTTCTGCATGCTCAGCAATTTGCTTAGCGGCAATTTCCTCGAAGAATTTGTTTGTGTCAACAAACTTCTTTGGCTTAACTGCTGCCTTTGATGATGAAGCAGCTTTTTTCGGTGCTGCCTTCTTCTTTGCTGGGGCTTTCTTGGCCGGAGCCTTCTTAGCCGTTGCCTTTTTTGCTGCTGGTTTCTTTGCTGTTGTCATGACATGAAACACTAGCAAACCGCTAACGCCCCGTGGTGGAACACCCTCCCCTACTGCAGGGCTGTTTGCACCTAATGTGTACTCGTGGACGGCATATATGACAACGATTACAGTAAAATCGCTCTTGCTGTAACGGCCGCCCAGCTAGCAAAATCGACCTGTGTTAAGGAATTCGGCATTGGCGAAGACCTCTCAATGAATTTTTTTGGATGGGATTCCGAAAGACTGTCAATAGTTTGCCAAATGAAACAGGAGTTCATGAGAGAGAGCCCTGAAGAGAGATTAGAGCGATGTGCTGAATTATGTAACGTAATGAGGAAGTACTGGGGGGTAGATGCGATAAGCATGATAGCCGAGGGGTATTGCTCATTTAATCAAGCCGAAACGGCCGGCAGTGAGCTTTCTCAAGCTTTTCTCGACCCCCAAAAACCAGTAAAAGAATGCATAACCGTTACCCACGTTGGCACGATGGACAGCAACGACGACACCCGTGTGACCACAATCGTGGCCATTCCTTATGCGTATGAACTTGGACGTGATATCACCTGGTTCGACATGATTGTTTACCCAGAAAATCATAGAAGTAAGTTCAGAAACGCCAGATTTCCAGTCGCTATCGATAAGGCCTTAAAACTTAAGGTTGTTGATGACTTACCAGAAGAGGCTTACGACGAACTTAGAAGACTTATTCTCGCTAACGGTTTCCATTTAGAAGAATTTAATTAAAGTACTATTTAAATATGCCTTTTTATGACAATCCATATACATCTTCATTTGAAACTGGGAAGATTTTTGATGATGTTACATTCGTAAAGGCCGACAGAATGCCTTGCCCTGTTTGTGGTCATCCAACTGGTGATTGTTCATCCACAGATAATCCACAGCCTGTGAGGATTGCTGGTTTCGGACTCAGTGAATCACTAAAAGAAGTCCAAACATATCTCCTCGAAGAAGACATCTACGAAGAGAGACAAATTACTCCATTTTTAAAGACACGTGTGCTCGTCCATCGCAAGGGGAAGCAGATACCATACGCGGAAGCAGAAAGACTGGGGTTGGTCAAAAAGTTCATATGACTTTTGAACCTTTCAGTATTTCTGACTGAGTTACACTCGATACCTACCAAAAATCAACACCGTTAAGGAAAATTATGACCCTGCTAGACCAATCATTCGTGGATTCCTATTCTCTAAAAACAGCTCCGTGGGGCTTCAATGGAATGGGCGAGGTCGTTTTTCTTAGAACGTACAGCCGCAAGAAAGACGACGGAACCAACGAGACATGGACAGAAACTCTGCAACGCGTCATCAATGGTGCTCACGAAATTGGCGTCGATTACACGAAGGAAGAAGCTGAAGCGCTTTTTGACCACTGCTTCAATCTTCGCTGTTCATTCTCTGGGCGCTCGCTATGGCAACTAGGAACACCTCTTGTTCAGAAATACAATGCAACATCACTGAACAATTGCTACTTCACCAATATCGAAAAGATTGAGGATTTCGAACTGCTATTCGAATACCTGATGCTCGGTGGTGGAGTTGGATTCTCCGTAGAGCGTTCCAAGATTCACGAACTTCCAAAGGTTAAGACTGGTGTAACAATTACACACGAGCGCTCAAACGATGCGGACATCATTGTCCCTGACTCGCGTCAAGGTTGGAAGCGTCTTCTTCATTCAGTGTTGAAGTCGTACTTCGACACGGGTAAGTCTTTCTCATACTCCACGATTCTCATTCGTGAATTCGGTGCACCACTCAAGACGTTCGGCGGTACCGCTTCAGGTCCAGGCGCACTCATTGATGGAATTGCAGACATCTGCAAAGTGATGCAGAATCGTGAAGGCAAGAAGCTTCGCTCAATTGATGTGCTTGACATTTGCAACATCATTGGTCGCATTGTTGTTTCTGGTTCGTCACGTCGTTCAGCTCAGATTGCGATGGGTGACCCAGACGACGTGCTATTTCTTCGTGCCAAGAACTGGTCATCAGGAAACATCCCTGGCTGGAGAGCAAATTCGAACAACAGCATCTATGCGGATTACTTTGAGGAAATCATGCCTGAACTGTGGAAGGGTTACGATGGGACTGGCGAGCCTTACGGCTTGCTAAATCGTCGTCTCGCCCGCAAGTATGGTCGTCTCGGAGAAGCCAAGGCTGACAACTCAATTGACGGATTTAATCCATGTGCAGAGATTGCTCTTGCAGATGGTGAATCATGCAATTTGGCAACAATATTCTTGCCAAACGTTGAGTCCATGGAGCAGTTCATGGAGATTTCTCGCCTCTTGTACAAGACGCAAAAACAAATCACACGCATGGCTTATCCATACGAAAAAACCACCAATGTAGTGAGCAAGAACGCTCGCCTTGGGCAGTCGGTTACAGGAATCCTGCAATGTGGCGCCGAAAAGCTTTCATGGCTATCACCTGTTTATGAATATCTGCAGGCTTTCGATGCAACATACTCAAAAGAGCGTGGCTGGCCAGCATCTGTTCGCTTAACAACCGTTCAACCGTCGGGAACACTTTCGCTTCTTCCTGGCGTCACTCCGGGTATCCACCCTGCATATGCTCAGTACTACATTCGCCGGGTTCGCTTTGGCGCTGCCGACCCACTAGTTGATGGACTGCGCAAGCGAGGACACAAGGTTGTGTGGGATATTGGTATTGACGGTCGTGAAGACCACACCAAGTATGTGGTTGAGTTTCCATGCATGTCTCCAGAGGACTCGGTTCTTGCCGCAAGCATGACAGCCGTTGAGCAGCTCGAATGGGTAAAGAGAATGCAAACCGAATGGGCTGATAATGCCGTATCGGTCACTGTTTATTACCGCAAGGAAGAACTTGGAGAGATTCAGGATTGGTTAAGCAAGAACTACGACAAGAGCGTTAAGTCTGTTTCTTTCTTGCTTCACGCTGACCACAACTTCCCGCTTCCTCCATACGAAGAGACAACCAAGGAAAACTACGAGAAATTGCTTGCCAAGATTGACTCCTCAATCCCGCTACAGCAGACAACATTCCTCGGAGAACTTGACCTAGATAATTGCGCAACAGGGGCGTGCCCGATAAAGTAGTGGGCATGCGTCGGTAGCTCAATCGGATAGAGCAACAGACTTCTAATCTGTAGGTTGCAGGTTCGATTCCTGCCCGACGCGCCAAGGAGGGAATTATGGAATTTGGATTTGTACGTCTTGACGCATCAATGGCTGATGACTTGTCTGTTGTCAATGCGGCGAGGGTGTCTTTTGCTCAGGAGTCAGACGAGCTAAACGAGTCAGGGGTTGGTTTAATCCGTTTTCTGATGAGAGAACGTCATGGCACACCATTCGAACACAACGCGTTCAGATTTCATGTTAAATGTCCTGTGTTCGTGGCTCGTGAATGGTTCCGTCATAGAATTGGCTCGTTTAACGAGTTCTCGGCACGGTACAGTACCGTAGGGAATGAGTTCTTCAAGCCAAACATTGCGGATGTTCGTACGCAGGTTGGGAAACCTGGCAGCTATTCATTCGAACCAGTTTCTCAAGAAAAAGCAGCCATGGCGGTTCAGGAAATATCCAAGCTAAACGAGCAGGCATATGCGACGTACGAGAGACTAATTGACCAAGGAGTTGCTAAAGAGCTCGCAAGAGTTGTTCTCCCTGTTTCGATGTATACGCAGTTTTATTGGACAGTGAATGCACGCTCTATTATGAATTTTCTTAGTTTACGAACCAGTGAAACCGCTCAAAGAGACATTAGGGAGTATGCAAAAAAGGTGGAAGAACATTTTTCAACTTCCATGCCGGTTACACATAAGGCGTGGGTGGAAAACGGGCTAGTCTGTCCTTAAGCATTGGTGGATAGCTCAGTTGGCAGAGCAACGGACTGTTAATCCGTGGGTCGCAGGTTCGAGCCCTGCTCCACCAGCAATACGGAGTGTGGCGTAGCTTGGTAGCGCGCTTGTCTGGGGGACAAGAGGTCGTAGGTTCAAATCCTGCCATTCCGACGAGTAGAATGTAGGAACTGGAGCGGTGGCAGAGAGGCTTATTGCACCTGTCTTGAAAACAGGAGTCCGTTTGCGCGGACCGGGGGTTCAAATCCCTCCCGCTCCTCCATTTAGTCTGGGTAGCCCAATGGCTTGTAAGCGGTAGGTCGTCAGTTCAATCCTGACCGAGGGCTCCAGATACTACAATTGGATACATGGGTGTCACCATATATAGGAACATGAGTATTGGGGATGTACCACCAACCCCTGCACACCCAATGATTGACGAGTCAATAACTCCAGAATCACGAAAATCACTTCTGGATATGGGAAGAATTTTGGGCACCCCAGTCAGTTACGCCCAAGAGCAAAATGGCAGACTCATTCAGAATATTGTCCCAGTGCATAAGACTGAATATCAGCAGATTTCAACATCATCCAAAGTTGAGCTGCAAATGCATACGGAATCGTCATTCCACCCGTACAGACCTTCACATGTCCTTTTGCTCTGCCTGCGTGGCGATGACTCCGCGTTCACAACATATGCAGATGATTTTGACATCATCGAAAAGCTGAGCGACGAAGCGATTAATGTGCTGAAAATGCCATGGTTCACAACTCAGGTAGATGACAGCTTCAGAACAAACGGTGAGCCAAATATGAAAATGACCACATCTATTCTTAGGGAAAACACCATTTCTGTTTATTCATCTTGGATGATGACGTATGATTCTGCTTTTATGGAGGCCTCTGGAGTAGACGAGAAGTCACAGATTGAAGCAGAAAGAGCACTCGAAGAGATGCGTATGGCCGTGGATGCTTCCACCAAACAGGTGGCACTCAAAACAGGTGAACTTATGGTTATCGATAATAGAACAACCATCCACGGGAGAAAGCCATTTCAGCCACGTTATGACGGAACGGACAGATGGGTTCAGAGAATGGTTGTGATTGGGACGCTTCCTCCTCCTGACCATATTTCTGGCCACGTCATAACTACAAAGTTCCGCTCGAATGGGTAGGGGTTGCATGACTTTTTTTAATGTTTTCTCAAACCCTAAATACGACCTGTACCCAATCGTTGTGATGCAGGCAAGGTACGGCGGAGCCTATGAAGGCGGCAAATGGATAGCGATTGGCTGTTTCGAAAGTATAGAAAAGTCCGGAATGACCGATTACGTATCAGGTGACGACTGTGACGCACTCGATTTTTGGCTTTCCGATGAGGCGAAAAAAATAGGTCGCGGTTCAGACCCTAATTCAGCAGTTGTTGACTTATGCGTGCGGAATGATTTTGACCCAAATCAAATCATTCATACATATCTGGATTAGGAAGTTTAAACATCTTTCTAAGTTGAAGAATGTAAGGAATTGACGCAATTACTCCAACTGGCAAAAATGCCAAAATAAACTTCATGCCAATTCTTTTCCTCATCTGTTATCCCCATTATTGAAGTCCATGATACCCCCATCTATTTTAGAGATACTTTGTATAGATTCATCTTATAACAAGATTGAGCGCCATAATATACGTCATGTTCTTTATCGTCTTAATTTTAACAGTAACAGCAATATTTTCAGCACATAGATTTGTGATGAACTCGGTCGAGTCTTACGACAGCTACGGCAACGGCGGCTCTTTCCGTGAGTGGCAGCAATTTGAGAGGGAAAAGCTTAACTTTTAAGCTACTTGACGTATATTCCAATGCGTTCTAGTTCTGTTCCTTCGTCGCTTATAAATCTATAGCCTTCTGGCTTTGGGTCTATTTCGTTCTTCCATAACGGGATTACCGAGCTATTCCCATGCATAAAATCTGGATTCCCACGCAGGTGTATTTCTATTAGTTTGCCACCGATGAACTCGCAGTTAATCGTTTTATAGCGAAGTGGTATGTATCCGATAAAGCTTGGTAGCGGATGGATTTGTTCAGTTTTTTCCCATCTTGTGAACCTTTGATACGGGCGTTTCTTGTCTTTTTCACCCCTAACCGAAAGAACAGGTTCGTAGCCACTGTAGTCAATGCTCAAATGGTCGCCTTCAAATATCTCGCACCAGAACTCTCCCGGGTGAAGATGACTCGTATCTCCGTCAAGATACTCGACTCGTGCATTGCGCCCCATGCCTTTTATATTGCTGATAGGCCTAACAAAATACTCGCCTCGTTTTGGAACTGGCACGCCCATTGGGCCACATAGATGACCAGACCGTCTAGCAACTATTAGTTTGTCGAAAATCCACAAGTCTTCTGGATTACAATTTTTCCAGGCATTAACTTCTATTAAATAGTCATTTTTCATCTATGGTTCGATGAATATGCACTCACCAGGGCACTCTTCGGCGGCTTCAATTACGTCAGACAGTCTTTCGTCTGCGAAAGATGCCATTCCTTCTGCTCCCTCTGGGTTCCCCGCAGCGGCCGCATAAATCTTTTCCCCTTCGCGCACATACGCAAGACCGTCTGGCATCATATGAAAAACATCTGGGGCTATCTCCGCGCAAAGACCATCTCCAGTGCATAAGTCTTGGTCAATCCAAACTCTCATTACTTAAATTCAGCTTTATTCAGGCATGCGGTTGATGGGTTCTCTACATCATCAGAGGAGTAAATACGGGCCAGAATTCGTCCATACTTATCATTTTTATCTGGGATTGTGTTAACAAAAACCCACTGATGGTTTGTTAGCCAGTCTTTAGTAAAAGACTTAGCCTTAAGACCCATTTCTTTTTCTGCAAGGTCTTTGGTTCTTGATTCAGGAGTATTCACTCCATACAAACGAACACGTATCTTGTGATGGATACTAAAGCCGAGGTCTATCATCAAGTCAATAGTGTCACCATCAACAACATTGAGGACCGTAGCCCCATACCAGAATCTTTGCATCAGAAGTCTCTAATTCCGCGGTTTTTCCTGTTGTCCCTCAGATTGAACTGTCCTGGGTCTCTTTCTGGATTTTCTCTTCCGTTGCCCCTTAAGAATCCTGGGTCTGGATTTCTTTGCGGATTCCCTCGTCCATTTCCTCTTAAGAATCCTGGGTCTGGATTTGAATCTCTGTCGGCTCTTCTTCTTGGGCCAGATGGCTTATCTATGCTGTCTGGTCTTTTTCTGTCGTCATCGCTTGTTGGGCGACGTGAATCAGTCTGGCCTCGACGAGTTGCAGCATCGCTTGCGCCAACGCCGCGATTTGCTCTTGCCCTGTCGGCAGCGTCGCCCATTCTGTTCGGATTTGAACGGTCTGTCCTGTCAGCACCTCTTCTGTCATTTGCACCCGTTCTTTTGTCAGGGCCGTACAGCTGAAGTGTTCCATCACGCTGTTCTCTTATGTATTCTCTGTCTTTTGGCGTCTGTCCGTCGTATTGTTGCAACTGTCCATCAGCGTCTTCCAGAATGTATCCAGGTTTATATTCGGACCGACTAGCTCTATCGGCTGAATCGGGTTTTCTATTTGGGGCTGAACGGTCAGCCCTGTCAGCTCCACGACGGTCGTCTGCACTGGTTGGTCTGCGGGAATCTGTTTGTCCACGTCGAGTTGCGGCATCTCTCGTCCCCTGAGCGGCTTGACGACCAACACGAACAGGCTGGTCGCCTGCTGCGCGGTTTCCGGTTCCACGGTCAACGCTGTCTGGGCGCTTGCGGTCGTCGGCGCTCGTTGGTCTTCTTGAGTCTGTTTGTCCACGTCGAGTCGCTGCATCTCTTGTGCCTTGAGCCTCCTGGCGGCCAACTCTTACTGGCTGGTCTCCAGCAACCCTATTGCCGGTCCCCTTATCGATTGAGTCTGGACGACGCTTATCATCAGCACTGGTTGGCCTGCGCGAATCTGTTTGACCACGACGAGTTGCGGCATCAGATACGCCAGTTGTTCTTCCACGATTAGCCAATGCTCTGTCAGCAGCGTCTATGCGACGTGCTGGTGGAGAATTGTCAATTCTGTCTGCTGGTTTTCTATCTGCAGCGGAGGAGCGTTGTGCTTGGCCGGTGAGTCTGTCACTTTGAGCTTGATTTCTTCTGGCTCTTGCGGCATCCGTATTTGCTCTACCGATTTGAGCTTGTGCTTCAGCACCTGAACGAACAGTCTGCTTGTCAAAAGCTGCTCGCGCCCTTGCTCTAGCGTCTCTTTCCCTCTGGGAGCGGTCTGCCACGTCTCTGTTTGGCTTTATGCCCTGAGATGCAAGCTGTCCACGAACAAACTTTCTGCGACGCTTTTCATAGTCAGAGTTGCTTTGCCTCTTGTATGGTGCCCGCTGCTCTTCTGGGGTTCCGTCATTAATCATTCCGTCGCCGTCATGGTCAATCGCATCCAATGAACCCTGTGCTGTTGCACCAATTGTTCCACCGCGTTGTTGCCCGATGGTCTGTCCTTGAAGTTGCTTTTCATTCAACTCGACTTCATCGCTCTTCTTCTTGGTGTTTTCATATCTTTCAAGAAGTCTTCTTCCTTTTGCCGCGAGTTTTGCCGCTGCCGCTGCATCCTTTGGGACTGGTTCACCCCATGCTGCCGCAGATAGCGCGAGACGCGTTGCACGACCCTTTTCATCTTTCATTGGACCAGATGGATTTGTGAAGAAGCGTGTAAGGAAGGAACCTTTTCTACGCATTTTTTCTGGAGTGTCAGCAGGTCCTTTGACTCCAGGTTTAAGGTTCGCGCCTTCTGTTCTCTTGAAGTAAGCACGGCCAGCCGCAGTGAGACCGCCTTCTGGGTTCTTTAATTTTTGTTTCGCTGACTTCTCACCATAAAATTCTTCTGAAAGATAATCAAAAACAACTGACGAGTAATACTCGTCGTAGATTGGTTGTTCAATTTCGAATGACTCATCTTCTTTGATTGAGATATTAATTTCAATCTCTGATAGCTCGTTAAAGAGTTGTTCTATTTCTGTATTTTCATCCATTTGTACATTCTCCCACATGAATTTGATGCAAAAAAGAACCCCCGGTCTTTTTAGGGACCGGGGGTTCAACTTTTTAGCTAGTGCTGATTATCAGCTTGGCTCGGCGTCGAAGTCGACTTTCACGAACGCTTCTGGACGCTTGACAGCGAGAGCGAGTCTCTGTTCTGCCAAAACGACGATTGCGTTGCGCACGAAGAAGTCTGAGTGCTGCTCCGAGATTCTGATTGAAGCCTGCTCGCGGTCGTACAGCTGTGCTGCTGTTCCGAACGCACCAACAAGGGCTGTGCCCTCGGTGATTGCTGGCGTATCAACAACTGGCATTCTCCAGACGCGTGGCTCGCCACCCATTGCAACCGAAACTGCAACGAGGTACTGACCTTGATTGTCCTTTGTCAATTCGATGTCTTCCCAGTCGTTCGGGTGCAACACGATGCCGGATGGCTCGTAGTAAGCGAGGAACGAGAGGGTAGCGGCACGACGAATTGCATCAGCCTTTGTGTCAGCAACTGGGCTTGTTGCACCTGATGACCATGCGTACTCTTGAATGTTTGGCGTGTTGAGAACACCGAGGAGATTTTCTCCTGCGCCGTTACCATTCAAAATCTGGTCGTCTTCGAGAAGACGCAGACCGTACATCAATTCGTTGTCGATGATTGAACGCAACTGTGGCTCATCGGCTAGGACGTTGCGGTGTGCAGCTTCCCAGTGTGCCAATGTGCGAATAGGAGCTTGCTCACCAACGAACGAGAATGACGACTGTGGCTTCATTGCAAACGCGTTGTTTGCGCCGTTACGCTCAGCGACAGTTGATGCTGAGTTAACACCAGCAGCAAAGCCGTAACCACCCTGAATTGGTGTGGTGAAGCCGAGCTGACGGAAGTACTCGATAACTGCTGCTGTTGTCGTGCGGACTGGGAACAGGTCACGAACACGCTTGGTACGCATTGGCTGCGTTACCATCGCATCGCGCTGAACACTTCCGAACGTGCCCAAGCGGCTGCCTGTTACGTTTGTGTTTGGAATTGCTGAATAGACGTCCTTAACTTGGATGCCACCTGTGAACGAAGCCTTCACCTGCCACGGAGCAACCATGTTTGCACCGTTGCGGCCATTGGCGAGTGACTTGAACTCAGCTGACTCGAGGAACATTTCGCCGATTGACTTGATTTCTGAGCTTGTAAGCTGTGAAACCTCTGCTGCAGCAGCAGCAAATGAACCAGCAACAGTCTCAGTTGGCTGTGATGACCAAGACTCAACTGAGTCCATGGCCTGCATGCCGTCGATGAGGCTCTTGATTTCCTTGATGTCAGACATGTTCTTGTCGAACGCTGTCTTCTGTTCTGGGGTGACGACAACTGTGCCGTCTTCTACGCGGAATGAGTCCGCAATGGCCTTATTATCGGCCATCTTCGAACGAAGTGCACCTTGCAGTTCGTTCAATCTTGACTTGTCTTGCGACATGATTACTCCTGATTGGAATTGAGGGTTGGATATTTTATTACTGACGGCTTAGGTAAGCACCCAGCCCTAGTTATATAAATTAACAGAGATTTACACTCTTTAGTGGAACTAGTTTTATTGCAAGATTATTGTGTGTAAATCGTTAAGAAGAAATAGATAAATTACTTCTTCTTTTGACGTTTTAGTTCTTCACGAACCACTTTTTGTATATCACGTCGTGATTCCTCTTGCCGACCACGACGACCGAGTGATGTGGTACCAGAAACTCTTGCATAGTCGCTCATGTTTGTGCATGGCATCCACACTGCGCGCCCGTTCTTGGACACCCTTCTGCTTATTCCAATGCACCCAAGTTGCCTGGACCGAACGCGGGCTGATTCTGGGTCAATAAAGACATCTGGGTCGTTTTCGCGGACATATTCCGGCCCTGAGCGTGCTGTTTTTGCAGCCATGCCAGCTTCACCAGAAACAGCGCTTACTATTCCCACTCCTGGCAGTCCAGTTATTCCACGAATTGGTTTTTCTCCAAGTTCTTCCCATCCGTCTGACCGCTTCTTCCTTTTTCGTTTCTTCTGAAACGCCATTACCTTTTCGGTCCATTTTCCAGTCTCGGCTCTATTTGAAATACGAGACAGAGATTCTGGAGAAGAGCATGGAAGCCAGTTGCCATTTTCGTCTTGGTGCACTCCTGAACAACCAATCATTTTTGCAACTTCTTCTGCCTGTTCGCGAGAAACTGGTTCTTTCTGCTTAGCCACATTAGAACCTTTCGTGAACTTCTTTTTTGGCAATAGAGATTCGGTCTTCACCTTTTGTTGCGACCGGGGAAATCGAACCAGCACGACGGAGAGCTCGTCTATTTTGGCTTTGTGTTGATGAATCAAGATTCTTTAAACGAATAAATCTTCTCGTAAAACCATCTCCAAGTTTTTCCTGCAGCTCTATTGCTTGCCCCATCAAAGCATCATCGTTTTTTGCACTAATTATCGAGCCGGAACGACTTTCTATGGCTAGACCAGAGTTTTTCATTCCTAAGGCGAATGATGCTTTCTTGTTGCTTGAAATGAATTTTCTGATTTTAAGGTTAATTTTGTCTGTTTTTGAGAATTTGTTAGAATTGGCGTTTATTTTTTCTTCTAATGATTTTGACTCAAAATTTATCTTTTTATCAAACTTAACTCTTTCTTTGAAATTTGGTTTCAAAGAGGCGACTTTCTCTAAAATCACTCCAGTGAATGATTTTTGGTCAACTTCAATTTCTGATGTTTTCTTGACAATATTTTCAAGGATGCTTTTTGAGACAGTTTTAAAAGCTGTTTGAGAAATTCCGTCCGGCATTGAATACTCACCAGTTTTTGCAAATGAGTTTTCCGCCTCTTTTGCCCATTCTGAACCCAACTCGTGAAAACCATAAAACTTGGTGTTTTCTTGTTCTTTAACGATTACGCCAAAATTTGTGTCTCTCACTGCATCCTTAAGAATTGATACGGAAGCCATCATTCACCTCTCAGTACATCTACGAGTGTTTTTTTACTCTTTGACAAAGTTTCCAGTCTGTTCTTAAATAGCACTTCGATTATTTTCAAGTGTGCTTCTTCTCCAGCAGAAAGACCATCAAGTTTCATTCTTCTACGCAATTCAGCCATTTTGAATAAACGAGCCCTATTAATAAGGGCATCGATGTATCGTCTGAAAGCAGCTTGCTGTTGTGCTTTTAGTTGAGCGTAATATTCAGAATAATTCGGCATGCCAGCCGCCTTGTAGAAATCTTCAATTGTCATTTTTGTTCTCTTGGATATTTCTATTTTGTCCAAGTCTGTGAGTCCTGATGTTATGTTTTGCGCTAACATCGCCCGCACCCCGTCTGATGTATCCATTGCATAAATTGAGGAGTTCGGTCTTTCTCTTTGGTCGGTCAAAAAGTCCGAAACCATCATCCTTGCAATATCCTGTGGGTCTAGGTCATTGAACTTTATGTTTGGGTTTAGTTTTGAACCCTGAAGTGCGGTCTCTACGTCTTCCCTGAAGTACTGACGCTTGTCTCCCGGCTTTCCAAAAAAGAACACATCTGGAGACTCGAGACCCAAGTGTTGCTGAAGGTCGGAAGCAAAGAATTCTCCCATGTGTTGATACTTCTTTGGCAACTGACTTAAGAAGTACTTATTTCCGCCCACTGTTATTAATGTCTGATTATTGGCAAGTTTCGTTGTCTGTATAACTTTGGATTTCCTGAGAACCTGCGGCATTATTTCTGCAGATATCTGTGAAAGGCTTCCGCCTTCTATCAGAAATTGGACAGCTTCATCAATATCTGTAATTTTCTTGCCAATCGCTCGATTGGAAACTGTTTTTCTTGCTGGCTCTGGTGCTGCAGGGGCTTTTGCTGCGCGCATTTTAAATCCAGCAGTGGCCCATCTTGGTTTTCCGTTCACTACTTCATTGGGGTTCTTTAGGCCAACAAAGTTTTCCGTATACCCAATTCCGTCTCCGGTCTCATCGGCAACCATTTTGAGTCTTGATGCTGGGTCATTGCCAACGCTAGATTCAATGGCTGTATTTACTGTGCGCCCAAGTTTTCTTCTTTCACCAACAGAAAGTTTTCTTTTCTTTTCCAGGGTTAGAGTTGAACCACCAGGAAGAACATAGATAAGCGAACGCACGCCGGTATTTGAAAGCAATCCTAGTTCATCATTTCCTATGTCTTGCGGAGAGAGCGCCGAGAGCATGTAGGTTGCGCCTTCCATGTCTCTGTTGTCCGGGATTGCTCTAAGAACTTTTGCTGGTACGACTGGTTCCAACACAAAACCATCACGACGAACCATTCTGGAAACCCTGTTACCGGTAGAGCCAATGTCTGAGGTAAGTTTTTTTACCTGCTCGGAAGCGACCTGCCTGTTTTCAACAGACACTTTTGGTATCTGTGGCTTACGTGATTGAATCAGACTTTCTGGATACTGACCAGCACCCAGTGGTGTTCCAGTAACTTTTTCTGGCTTCTTTCCTCGTACAGCGCGCCTAATCGCGGCAAGCGCTAAACCAAGTGGTGATGGGATATCAAAAAGTTTTGCCCCACACGTAGAAAGTCTTGAGTCAGTAAATCTTCCGCCGTACTGGTAACCCTCTGGGCATCTGTGCCCACGATTCTGGCCAGGAAGCGAACCGCCTCGACTACCACCAGGTTTTCCTGGTGTAATTGTTCTGTATACAGCAGAGCGAACAGGTGAGCGGATTGGGTCGGAGTCGCCAGGAATGGCTATTGAAACAAGACTTCTTCCGAGCCTTGATGCTTTAACCTGCATCCCGTCTTGGAAGAGCGTCTTGGTTGAACCAATTCTTGTGGTTCCGTTCCTCTTGCTGAGAGCCTTAAAATCAATGATGTCCTGCGTTAACGGCAAGTGTTTTCTTGCAATGTTGCGAGGGTGCGTAGAGTCATCGCTTGCAAGAAATATTCTTGCTACCGAAACTTGCTCTTGACCAGGGCAGCACGATTGAGGTTGCGTGAATCTAGACATAATCTCCGTTGCAGCATTCTGCCGATTTTCTCTTTGGAGAGATTTCTCTTACGACTTTATTTCCTTCTTCGTCGTCGCCTTCAACTTCCCAGTTGTCGTCATTGCGTAGAAACTCAATAAACTTTGGTTCCATGTCCATGAAGTCACGTAGTACTTCCATGGCATGTCTGAAGTCTGATTCCGTAACTACGTCCATTGGTGAATTAGGTTTTTCACCTTTAAACTCATGGAAGAAAACATCGTCGCTATATTGCATGTCTAGAGACTTGCCTTTAGTCGGTCGCTTGGCGGCATTGCGCAAGTTGCGCGCAAACTCCATATTCGACCAGTTTTGTTTCTTAATCTTGCCTCGGCAATTTTTCATTCCTGGATGATGGCAGCCCTCGTTTGGCCACAGCCCAGTTGTTTCATGATGCAACCATGCACAAATATTGTTCAATGGATAAAGTTCTGGGTGGTTGGCAAGAATCACGCGACACCTGCGAAACCCGCCAGGCTTTCGCATGATTGGTCTCCAGTAGCGAAGAAGGCGTTCAAGATTTCCTCGACGAGGACCGTATCCACGAAGAATGTCACCAGTGACAATCTCTTGAGGGATTATCCCACCAAGAGGGTCGGCCTTTAGCTCGTGTTCATTCATTGTGAGGTCTGCTTTCTTGAATAATGTTTACCTTATAATCTACCATTTGACCAGAATCCTTATTATTCAAGAATTTAATGGCTCTTGAATTTTTAACCTCTAACTTCTTTTTTGTTTGGCCAAGCGTTTTTTCTATAACAAGCTTGTCAAGCGTTTCCTTGTCAATCTGGACATTTTTTGTCACGAACATGTCAAACCATTTCCCCTTGGTCACAGCCTTAGGTGCATCCCAAAAGAACCGATGAAATGAAGTGTTCCTTATCTGATTCAAGCCTTTTACCTTCGCCGCCCAAGAAAGAAGATAAATCTTTACAGTAGAGCCATCTTCACGAACAATGATTCCGTCACGACTTCCAGCTGGGGCGTCAAAGTCGTAATAGACCTTGTTTCCCTCATGGGTTCCAACAAGTAGGGCTTTCATGTCAGGAGACAACCTCTCGTGGCCCTGGTTTGCGCATTTTCTTGAGGGCTTTCTTCAGTTCTTCATCCATCTCTGAGATTATGTTTTGTTGAAGCATCAGGCCCACATTTTCATTTCCAAGAGCGTTCTTGTCGTATGTTCGCGGATTCTCAATATTGATTCCATCCGGGTGAGCAATTCTGACATATTCGACACCAGCATTCTGGTACTTGTCTTTTACTTTCTTTGCTGCTCTATACTCGCGAAGCTTCTGCATTGAAGGGGTATTCATGGAACCGCCATCGGATACGGAATAGAAATATGCAATTTCTTCTGGTGTAAACCCAAGCTTCTCAAGTCTTCCCTTTACCGAGCCTTCATTGACAACATCCGATATATCTTCTTCTTCTGCCAATTTCTGAACCCTGGTATATGGGTAGTGAATTCCTTCAACCTCATCTTTCTTGAATCCACCAAGAATGTGGGCTTCAAATGGGTCGCGTGGTCTTTCACTTGGGTCTATTTTTCCAACTGGAGTCATTCTGCCTTTTTCGTCTCTTCCGGCATTTATTGAGGAGAAGTTCTTATCAAGCGACGCCTGCAACATGTGCACCATCGCCTCGGCGTCTTTGCTCGAGTTGTTTATGCCATCGGTATTTATCAAGGCGTCGGCAATGTCGTCGGTATCTCTCGAGTTCATAAGCACTGGTCTATGTGCAGATGCGAGTGAATCTCCTCTTCCGTAGGACGTTCTTTGTGAAACCTCTGGTCTTAGCACTACTTCGATTTCTCCAAAAGCAGTTAGACCATCTCCCGCGATATCGTTATCTCCGATTTCAAATACCGCATCAGAGCCAATATTTCCTTTGCCCTTTGCTTTAACTCTTCGCTTTCTTTCTTCGTCATGTGAACGATGGACGACATAGCCAGATACTGGTCGTGTCGCTGATGGCATACCCTTGCTCAAACCAATTCTTGACTGATATTCCTTGTTGTAGTGATTGGCTGCTCTGCCAGCTTTTTTACCCGAACTAAAAGCTGCGTCACCGAAGGGGTCATATTCTGTTTTTGCTGGTTCACTCGAAGTGACGTTGAAGATTGCGAACTTACATCAAATCCATCAAATGGGTCATCATATTCTGTATTCGTTGATGGTGGTGTGTAATCACCGAATGGGTCGTCGTATTCCGTTGTTCCCCCAAAGGAAGGGATTGATGTTTGAGTTCCAGTAGCTGATGGCGTATCGAACTCGTCAAAGGAATCTCCACCACCTCTTCTTCTCCCGCCGATTCGGCCGCGAACCCTTGAAGCGACTCCGCCAAGCTTTTCTTTTGCGGTTTCTCCAGCCTGTGTTACCGAACCAGGAAGGTTTTGTGTCGCCGAGCCAGCAATCTCTTTTCCTCTTCCGACAATTTCTCTTGCGCGTTCTGCGTTTTCTTCGGTGAATACTCTCTCGTCCATGAACTTTGAACCAACTGTCCATGCGTCGGCCAACGCGTCAACCACTTCGTCTGGGAGGCCCTCTGGGGCTACACGGTCGACTCCGCGCATTGCAAGTTCGGCTTGCTCTGCTGTTACGTGGCCTCTTGCCACGGCTTCCTCAAGTACTCTTTCAGCTATTTCGCGACCAGCTCTGCGAGCTACGTCTTGCGCAAGTGCGGCAGCAAAACCAGGAGGACCACCAGCTGCTAGTGCGCCAGCAAACTTCATTCCATACTTCACGCGTTCTTTTGTTTGCTCGTCGGCGTTTGTCCGCTTAAGGGCTGCATCAACTATCTTGTCTGTAACGCGAGAGGTGAGAACTCCTGCAACTTTCCCACGTTTCCCACCAGTTCTTCCAGAAGAAAAACCGTCAACCGCAAAAGCATCGGTTCTTTGAGATAGTGGCGCAGACAGAACAGCCTCTGGGGTAACGGGTTTACCCTGTCTCTGGAGTTTGATTGCTCTAGCCATGAGCGCAGGCCCAACTTCCTTGAGCTTGTCGTCCGTGACCGTTCCGTTTTCGGTGTATCTTTGACCTGGGCTTACCTTTTGTGAAATACCAAAAATCGGCTTCCTCCGGCCAAGAATCTGTGTTTCCTCATTTCCTGGCCCAAGAAGGCTCGTTATGTCTTTCCCTTCTTTTCCATCAACGAGCCAGGCTGTTCCACGACGGCTTGTCATCCATCTGTCATAGGCATCCCTGTCTTCTATTGTCGATGAAACCTGCAAATTCTGTCTTTCAAACTCTGATGCAACAGAGGCAATATCATTTGGAATTGTCTTTGGGGCAAAACGTCCAAAATAACCACCAGATACAATCTCTTTTCCAGCGGGGTAAGAGGATAGGAACTGTCCATCTACTCTCTCAGCCATATCAAGAACGGCTTTGTATTTGCCTAGGAATTTTTCTTCGCTTTGAATTGTGTTATCTATTTCTCTATAACCATACTCTGCGTAGGCTGATTGTGGAATGTCATAATCAAGACCATCACCACCATCAACTTTGAATGCGGAACCGATAAGGCCAAACATTTCTAGCTGTTTTGCCTCTTCTGGAGAGGAAGCCCTAAATCTTCCACCTTCAGGATTTTTATTCTTCCAGTCAGAAAGAGCCTTAAGTGCATCAAGACCTGGCTGGCGTTCATCAATTGTCTCTCTTGCTATCTCAATCTGTCGATTATTAAGACCACGGGTGTCTCCAGGTCCTTTTGACCTACCAACCATACTGCCGACACTTCTACTTGGGTCAAGAACTCCGTCATCTAGTTCGCTTGCGCCTGCGTGGTAAACAAAGCGGTCATCTGATTCAGCGCCACCGAATATCTCATTAAATTCTTCAGAATCCGTTGAGAGTCCCTTTATTCTCTTGGCCTCTTCGCGGAGCTCCAACATGACATCATCCGGAATGTCTTCAACATCCAAAACACCTTGCTCGCGACGTATTTTCTTTCTCTTCGCAATATCTTCTTGATGCCTTGCTTCAATTTTGGAGATGCGAATCTTTTCCTTTAGGATGTCGATTATTTTTTCAGCTCCACCTCTTTCTGCAACCTCATCTGCAGTTAAGTTCTTTGGAGTGAGTCCTGGCTCGTCTGGTCCATCGACCGTCCAGTTGTTTGAAACAGATGCAACAACACCAAGGTCGCCGCCTTTCCATTCACCTGTCTCTTCAAGTATTCTCAATCCTTCTTCCAGGTTCTCTACACGTCTTACGGCATCGTCATAGTTCTTCTGCGCTCTTTCTACGGAGCTATCGAGCTCAATTGCCCTTTGCTGTGTTCTTCCAGATGAGAAAGTAATATCTGCATTGCTTCTACGTTGTCTTGGATTGAGTCTGCGCTCAAGTCTTCTCCCAATTGCTCCGCTTTCGAGAATCACGTCATCTGGGTCATCTGGCAAAAACTCACCAGAATTCATGAATGAATCAAGTTGCGTTTCTGACATTCGAACACGTGGTCGCTTGTCTATCCCTTCGTGGAACTCAACCGCAGCATCTTCAATCTTCTGCGCAATTTGTTCTGGAGTTGAACTGAAAATTATTCTCGCTACCGATGGGTCAACGGAGTCTTTTGTTGCATCCGGCCACAAGTCTGATGCGTCCTCCCCGGAAAGCAGGTTCTTAACAGAATCAACGGTGGATTCAACTTTCTTTCGTCTCGAAGACTTTCTCTGTTCTCGTGTTTGTGGAACGCCAAGCGCCTCTGCTCCTGATGCCGGATTGTCGGGAACAACACCAGATGAAGTCTTGTATGGCGCTCTTTTCTTTGAGCCAGGAACATGGTTTTCATCGAAGTCTGGGGGTTGCGGAAGATTGGCTATTATCTCACCGCGTTTTGCTAGTTCATCATCAAGGGACCTGAGCGTTGCTCTGTCTGTTCCTTGGAAACCTTTTCTATCATTTGCGTAGTCTGGGTCGAGAAGATTTCTGTAGACCGATGCCCTGCGATTAACCAACTCATCCACGGTCATGCGGTTCACAACCCTCATCTGTGGTCTACCGGTTCGTGGGTCGACAGGGTCTGGTTTGATGTCCGCTTCGGCTGGCTGAACGAGTGGAGCCTTTGTTACTTCTGCAACATAGTCATCTGGGGCTGCTTCACCAAAAGCGCCACCAGCCTCACGTACGGTGCGAGTCGCTTCAGTGTTTCTAGATTCAATCGCGGGAGATGGTTTTGGTTGCGACGGTACAGAACTAAGGCCATTCTCTCTTCTTTGCGCAATGTACTTATCTATCGTTCTGTCTATTTTCGACTTAGTGCCCTTTGCGTGCTGAGTCGCTGCTGGCCCTTCATCCGAACCACTTGTTATGTTTGAAATTCTTGAAAGCGTGTCAGTTATGCTTTCTTGGCGCTCAATCCTGGCAACGATTGTCCCATCTTCACGCCTATCGACTACGCGAAGTCTCATTCCGGGTGGGAGTGTTGCAAATCCAGAAGTATCGTCCTTGCTTCTTGCGTCACCGCGTGAAAGTATCGCCTTATCGCCTTTTGCTACCTGGATAACTACACGATGTTTCTTTTCGGTTCCCCATCTGTTTCGTATGTCTTCACCATCAGCATATTTTGCTACACCCGTTAGTCCTGGCTTTTCTTCAGTAATGACACGACCCTTTACTATTTCAGAAACGAATATCGTGTCTGGAATTACAGCCGTATCATCGTCAGCAATGTCAACATAAACAGTTGCATCTACTTCGAAATTATCTGTCACTTCAGCCTGCTCGAAAGCCTCCAATGCAGGTATTAGCACGTTCTCAATTTGCTGCTCTAGTGAGGCGTTATCGATATTTTCGCCATTTATCTCAGCCGCTCCACGCTGAGCTTTTCTGTGTTTACGATTAATCTCTTTGACAGCAGAAACCTGTTCGCTTTGCTTCATAATGCGTGTTATCGCTGGGCCGTCATCGCCTTCAACTGTTACTGCATCTTCTGTGCGCTCTATCTGTTTAACAGCTTCTTTTTGCTTGTCGGTCAGCTTGGAGTCAAGGTCTTTTCTAGTTTGTCTTGCATATGTTCCAGACGAACGTGAATTCTTGAACTTTTTAGGCTTTGCGATTACTCGCTCTGTTTCGGGAACAACGATGTCAAAAATCTTCTTCTCAAGTTCACGTCGCTGGGCGGCCCATGGGCGCTCATCTCCTGAGTCGACTCGTAGTTTTTTGAATGCGTCTCTAAATATCTTCTGTTGCTTCTTTATCTTTTCACGTTCATCTTTTGATGTTGCTGGGTCCTTAAGGAGAATTTCAAAGTCAGCAAGTTTTCTAATTAGTCCGTCTTCGTCAAGGCTCGAAGACAGTTCCTTGGCCTCTTTTGTCTCTCGCTCATCCATGCGAACCTTAAGTTTTTCTGGGTCGAGAGTTCCAGTAACTTCTCGTCTTTCGTCGATAAGTTCACGCATTCTCTTTTTGTTTGCAGACCTATTCTCGTCTCCAGGTCTACCAAATCTGTCGTTCCATCCACGCTCAATAATCTTTTGAGTTTTATCAAGCTCCGTCATTTTGTTTCTGTTTTCAATTCGTGCAGGGTCGTCAGACGGAACGCCCGCAGAATCCATTCTTGACCAATCATTCGATAGGTCTTCTTTATATTCCTCGATATTCGTCAGTGCCGCAATTATCTGGTCCTCGGTAGTGGTCGGGTCGGTAGCAAAATCTTCCGCCCTCTTGAGCCTGCCCTTTGCTTCAGCGCGTTCACGCTCTCTAATAACAGCTCTTGTTTCTCCGAGTATTTCCCTATCTGGGCCAACGTTTGCGTAGTAACTCTCTTTGATAATTGCTAGACCCTCATCTGCGGAGAGTCTTCTTTCTGTAATGTACTTTTGGTCAGACTGTTCGTCCATCCACTCCAGTGCTGCGTCAATATCGTCACCGTAGATGATTCCAAGGTCTCTGAGTGCGTGCAACTCGGCAAGTGCTTCAAGGGCCCAAAGCTCAGCGCCATCATCATCGTTGAAATAGTCTTTTGGATACTCTCCGGCCAAAAATGCCACAACATCAGTTCTGGATAGTGCATTTTTCAATGACTCCAGGTCAATTGAATCCCCATCTGATTTCATCAATGCTGCAATCATTCCACCAGTCAGGTCTTTCACGTCCTCAACACGCGCAAGAGTTCCGTCTGATTTCTTTACCTCAATGAACCCATTGGTTTCAATTTGCCTCTTTGCTTCAGTGGTAAATCTTGCCATTTGAATGGTGTGTGCTATTTCGTGTTTAGCAATATGGCGAGCGTAGGCTCGTTCTTCAACCATCCCAGCTAGTTGCTTGGAATGACCATCGACAGTGACAAGGAAGTCAGAAAGAACTGTTGCCGCTTCTGCATCGGTTCTAGCGCCAACAACATCAATTCTTAGGCGCTCATTAGGTGCGAGTTGCGGAAGCATTGCTTCTTGGTTGGACATTATTTGTGGAATATGGAATGTCATTACACCGGAGAATCTTTGGGTATCTTCCGTTATTCGCAAATTAGCGTTTGCTTCATCACCTGGGTTTAGTTCCCATCTGAATTCGATGTCATTGACTGAACGCATGTGTTCTGGGTCGGCGACGAAAGAATCTAGAGCCGCTTCGAGGATTGCTCTTTCTGTTTGGTAGTAGCGCTCTGCATCTGCCTTTATCAGGGCATTCTGTCTTTCTGGAGAAAGTGCTGAAAACCCTGGGACCTGGTTTAGCCTGGCACGCATTACTAGATTGACTTGCTCTTTTGTTGGTCTGTCACCATCTCCGTGTCTAACGTTTAGCGTCCACGCTCCACTTGCTCGGAGTTTGTCAAGCGCTTCGTATAGGTCTTCGTTCGTAGCCATTCTTTCAGGGGTACGCATCACATCTAGGTCGGTCATTAAGTCAGAGATGATTTTGTCTTGCTGCTTCAATCTGTCTTGACCACGAATCATCCCGTCTACGAAGACACGGCTATTTCTGTCGTTCAGGCTCGCTTCGCGCCACTTCTTAATGTTTCTAATGCGCTTGCCATTTTCGTCGCGCCAGACAGTTCTTCCAAGACCTGGAATACCACCGTTATCGATATAAGAAACAAAGTTGAAGAAGTTTTTGACGTTATTTCTAAACGTGCTTTCATCACCAATTTCTTTCGCTTTATCAAGGGCAAAGTTAAGAATTTCACTTGATGAAATACCGAAGCAGTTTGACCCCATGCTGTCGGTGAATTGGTTTGCTGCAGGCGTCCCTGGAGGGCATCTGAATTTATTCGCTTCGTCGACGATTACTCCGAATGCAGCAGCAGCTCTGGCAAGAAGAGAACGACCACGTGAGCCAATTGTTTCTCCTGGAAGTCTTTTTACTTCTGGGGAATCAGTTTGTTTTGCCGCATTGCCATTAAGACTGAATTGGTCAACTGGCTGTTCGGAAGATTGAATTAATTCATTTGTTTTTGAATTGACTTTGTATTTTCTAAAACGAATTTTTGGCTTGCTCGCCAACCCACGTGCATACTCATCTGGGTTTGATGGTTTCGGGTCTTCAAGCCATCCGAAGTTTGGTTGCTTCGTATTTTTCAGTCTGCTAATCAGGCTCGGCGTGAGGTATAGGGAGCGACCCTCTTCCCATTTTTGATTTTCTATATATCTGATTCCACCGCGCTCTTCAACTAGGCCGGATGGGGCGCCAGTATTAACACGCTTCTTGTTATCAGTGTCCTGATACGTCTCGCTTCCGCTTACGTCCGATAATGCCTTAATGGAATACGCGGCATCTAGAGTTGGTCGTGAAGATGAAGCAATGAGTGCACGCTTAAATGCGATTGCTATCTCATTAAAGTCTTTCCTACCAGCAAGCTTAAGCTCAAGCTCTTCTGATGTGATGACCCTGATTTTGTAGAACGGGTTACCCGCCATTCCGGGTCCCCTTTCTTAAATCAAGTCTGTTTCAGCTTCGAGAATCTGGAACTCTGCAAGAGAAGCGAGGAACTCTGCCTGAGTTGTTTCATCAGCAATTTCTTCTGACTTCTCTGATGCGCTCCAGTTTTCCGGAATGAGGTCTTCTTTCCCGAGGTCCTTTGCGCGCTTCATGATGTGGCGCTTGGCGGCTTCCTTATCCTTTGCACGACCGTAGGCCTGGATTGCATTGCGCAAGTCGCCTTCGTTCGAAATTGGATACGAGCCATCTGGAAGTGCTGTACCTTCCTTGGCCATTGCTTCTCTTTGCTCATCGGAGAAAGCTCGTTTGAGGGCAATCTCTGCAGCCTCGGCCTCGATGTCTTCTGCCTCTTCTGGTTCGTACTTGTCGTATCCAAGTATGTCGCCATCTAGCGCAACGTAAACATCGTACGACTTGCCATCGAATCCTTCGATTTCAACTGCATAGGCATCGATTCCTTCGAAGTTGTCTGGCTCTACAGCAACCACATGGCCATCAATTGACTTGACTGCAATTTCAGCAGCTTCTGTGAAGCTAACAAGGTTCAATTCATCGACGGAGCTCTTCTCCCCAACAAGTTCATCGTCGAGTCGATGCCAGCCCATTACCTCTGCCGTGGTTCCGTCAATGAAGGCTTCGTACGGCTTTCCGTCCTTGCCCATTACGTCAACAACAAACATGTCTGCGTCTGCAGAGTAACCAGAGTCAATCACTTGACCATCAAACATTTCTTCAGCCATTCCTTCGACATGAAGAAGTCCTGGAAGACCCTTTTCCGAAACACATCCGCCTGGGCAGTCGTCGCAAACAGAAGTTGAGCCAGGGTAGCCCTTGCGGTCAACCGCGCAAACATAACCATGCTGACCGAGGTCTGCCGCCTTCATCCCCATGGATGCGATACGACGCTTGCGGAATTTGTCCATAGCGCCATTCATCTTTTCTTCCATGTCCGCTGCATCTTCGAGGTCTTCGTCTTCCTCGTCTTCCATCATTTCTTCGTCATCTTCTTCGGACATCTTTGAAGACTTGCGCTTCTTGAACTTGCCCATCATGATGTTTTGCTTTTCAGACTCTTCGTCTTCCATTTCCTCTTCGGAGTCCTCCATGCCGTCTTCCATCTCAGTGTCCATGTCTGACTCTTCGTCATCCATTTCTGCCGATTCTGGCATAGCACCCATACGCTTCTTTTTCTTTGGCATCATTTCCATGCCGTACATCTTCTCTTCGTCGTCCATCATTTCTGAGTCATCCTCTTCCATGTCGACAGCAGGTACCATCTTCATCTCTACGGCCATAGCACCACATTTGCCGCATACCTTTGCGCCCTTTACGTAGCCACAGGCATCTCCAGCAAGACCTTTGGCGCATTTCATAACAGCACCCTCGCTATCAATGCTGACTGTCGCTTTCTCGTCGTAAGCCATAAACCAAAGCTCCTTGCGCTAATTGGTCACAGACGGCCGCAAGAGCCAACTGTTTATTGAATATTCTTTATAAGAGTATAACGCAGAGCACTCTTTATACGGGAAGTATCAAAAAAACGGAATTTATATAAATGATTAACGTTTCGTATTTTGATTGTCAACTAATCTTAAAAGTTTTTCCCATTGGTTTGCAGAGAGAAATCCATCGCGGTCGAACTGCTGAACAAGACTTGTGGCAAAACCACTCCACTTATTATTCCGTGCCCAGAAAATTAATTCATTCTGCATGCGTGGAGTTATGTTGTCTGGAGCGCCATTGTTCTTTCGGCCTGATGAAAGTGCTTCTGTTGATTCACGACCAGCTTTTGCAACTCTCCGCGAGGCTCTTCTTCCGCTTGAGAAGTCGGTTCCGCGAACATCGTCAAGAGTAAAATTGGTATTTAGCTCGCCATTGATGGTGTCGAGATGTCTTGCCATATCCACTTCTGAATATCTTGGTGGCATGCCGCGAGATATCTTCGCATCTATGGACAATGCTTTATCCGGAGTGTTTATTTCTTTTCGGAAGTTGCTTGAGCCGAGAATTCTGGCGAGCTTGCTGTCAGATATCTTCGCCCCTTGCCCCTTCAAAAGCGCGTCAAGACGTTTGTGGAATTCGATTTTGCCCATCGACTGGTCGAAGGCCCTGCCGGCCTCTCCCCAGATTTGTTCAGCATTTTCGATAAGGCCAAGGTCCCTGAATACTTCTGCGTAAGCAGCAGGTACACCATCCGTATTCCAGCTACCAATTGTTGTACTGGTAACAGTGATTCTTCCGTTGGTGCGATTCTTGATTTCCTCCATCATCGCTTTTCTATCACCAGGTTCAACACCGAGGAATTCTGCGAATTTCTGGATTGTGAAGTCACTCTTGCGGAAACTTCCTGCAAGATTGCTCTTGTCTGACGACCGTCTAACCGGTGCGGCTGAAGGAGTTGGTGCCTCTGGGGCTCCTGGTGCGTTGACGGTAGATGGACCATCTGGTATTTCAACATCAAGCGGAGTGCTCAGACCGTAGACATACTCACCATCTGCCATGAGTTCGTCAAATTCGGCCTTATCTATCTGCTTGTCATTCACGTCATACCAATATGGAGACGCATTCCATCCCCATATTGCCTGCATGTATCCATCTGTCTTCATTAGAGTCTTTGGGTCACTAGCGCCACCCATTAGCATCTGAACGAGTTCGTATGCATCAGTATCGGATATCGATGCACCTTCCTTGGACATTTTCTTGAGGTCTTCTCCAGTCATTCCGAGAAGTTCACCAAGCATTTCTGGTGTCATATCAACAAATGTCCGCTCGTCGTCGACGAATCTCTCTCGCCCAAGAAGCTGAAGAAGTGGTGCTATCGGAACCTGCCATGTATCCAGCGGTCCGCGCATGTCGTTGTCTGATACGTTTCCTGCTTTTGTTGGAGTGTCTAGGCGCTCAAAGTATTTCTTTAACTGTTTTGCATCTGCATCCGTAACAGGTAAGCCAACCCTTTTGCCCGATGTAGTCCTTCCTGATGAGAATTCAGAAGCCTCTGGACCGCTTCGACGCTTGCTCGGAACAGTCTTTGCACGCATTCTCAGGCCGTCACGGTAAGCCTGCATCTCTCCATCCGACATTGGTCGGCGCTTTGAACTTGCTGAACGCTTTTTACGTCCAGCAGAGAAACCATTTTGTAACGTAGCCCTTTTCTCACGACCGATGATTTTCTTCATGTCATCGAAAGTTATATTGTCTTTCTCAACCGCATAGTATTCATCAGCGAGCTCGTCTTCCGATGGGCGATAGTCGCGCTCTTCACCTCGTGGTCCTCTAGCCTCAAATCCCCAGTCGGTTGATTGATATATCTCGTTCAGTTCATCATCGGATGGTGCCCCAACGAATTCATCAACAATTTCTTCAACACTGTGGTTATCCCAGAATTCAGCAATGTCATCAGCTGTTGCTCCTGTTTCTGGGTCAACAAAATCTGTATTCAATTCAGGATATTTTTTGAGTGCTTCCGCATATGCCTCTTCTGAAGCATTATTAGGGAAATCAAATCTCTCGTTGTTGAGGTCGTACCCATTAAGTCTGAAGCTGCTAATCTGCCGCTTGATATAAGCCTTCTCAGCATCGCTGTGCTCAGCGTACGAACGCATCGGTGGAAGAGAATCGATATATTCCTGCCTGCTTCTACCTGAGGAGAATCTTTCTCTGTATACCTGCTTGCCATCGCCCTTTTGAACACCAGGCTGCCTTGGGTTTACAGGAAGTTTTGCTCCATCGATAAGTCCTTCAATCTTTTCCAGATTGAAGCTTCTGTACTGGCCGCTTTCTTCATCAACACCGATGAAGTAAATGCCGCCTTCTTTTTTGGCTTTTATACCAGTTGGGTAAATTGTGCGGTCTTTGCCCTTGTACTTGAACTTGACTGGCTTGCCCTGAGCGCGAACCTCATTCAGGTCATACAAGTCCGTTGGGACGTACGTGTTCTTGATGATTTCACGAGCATTTGAACCAATCTCGTCATCTCTTCCAGCAGCACCCTTTACGTTCGGGATTGTTGCAGGGTCGGCGTCGTTGTATCGAGATACGCGACCCGCCGAGAATCGGCTTTCCTCGCGCATGAAGTCTGATTGCAGGTCAGCAGCATGGTCTTGCCAGTCCTCCGCAGACCAATTAGCTGTTTCCTCGTCAAACTGGCGAGATATCTCGTCCCAGCTCCACATCATGTCTTCTTGCTTTCGACGTTCGTCAGCCTCTGCCCAGCTTTGCCTTGCTAGTTCATACTCGTCATCTCGGCGCTTTGATTCTTCGTCAAGAAGTTTCTGGACGCGCTCAAGGTCGTCATTTTCGACTGCTTCGCTATACGCTCTCTTGAATTCTCTTCTTCCATCTTCGTAATCCTGAATGAAGTCGGCCATCTCTTCTGCTGAATCAAACGAACGCGACACTCCACCAAAATCTCTGTCGATGTTGTCGTCGTCACCACGGTCTTCGTCGTCGCCGTAATCATCAAAGACAAGTGAATCTAGGTGCCATTTACCAGATGCATCTTGTCCAGCATGCCATCTTCCGAAACTTCCTAGTTCACGGGAGTCGCGAACAAAGTAATCCTTTTCGTATTGATTTCTGCCTTCTGGATATGTGAATCCTTCAAACTCACCAAGTATTCCGTCGTTGGGCTTGCCCATTACATCAGCAAGTGATGTTCTGTTTCCTTCAGCGTCTCTCATGAAGCGTGGACCAAACGGTCTACCGTCTGGAGCCATTCTTCCTGATGAAAGTGGTGCAGCAACTTCTGGCATGCTTGGAACAAGGTCTTTGTTTCCTGTAAGGACGCCCTTTTCTGTTCCATTCTTGCCGAGTTTCTTTTGCATCTTTGGTGATTTACCAATGACAAAATCGGCTGCTTTTTGTGCATCGCCGAAAGCTTGCTGGAGGGCGTTCGGGTCACTCTTTAGTGCTTGCAACCAGTTCGCAAGATATTTGGCATGGTCTTCACGTGGCTCTGCTGAAACTCCTAGTGCAGCAAGGAAGAATGCAGATGCTATTTCTGCAACTAGTTCTTCACGCGCATATGCTTCGTTTCCGAACATGTTCATGTTTGGACGATTTAGCCTTGATGAGTGACCGGTCCAGTGCATCATCTCGTGTGCGAGAGTTGCGTAGTAGCCCTCTCTTGACTTAAATGATTCAAATGGCGGCATTGATATTTCGTCGGTTGATGGCCTGTAGAAAGCGCGACCATCTGTGCTGATATTTACAATTGCGCCGACTTCTGCAAGTGCTTCTTCAAGCTCCTGCACTCTTTCTGCTGGGTCGAGTTGTTCACCCTTTAGGGCGTCCATATCTATACCGTCTACTTGGTCGGCGTTAAATACATACCCGACTTTAAAGAAGACGAAACCAGACTTGACTACAGTGCCGTCTTTGTCTTTCTTAGGAGGAACGATTGTGGGAATGAATATTTGCGTTCCCTTTTCGCCCTTGCGTACAGAACCGCCCAACTTTTTCCACTGCTCAAACCCTGCCCACATCGGCGTTTGATAACCCATGTCCTGCTGAGTGAACATAAGCATGAGCGCGTTTACGTTGGTGTATGGGCGATTCTTGTTCGATGGATTACTTGGAACGAATCCAGACTTATGCCATGGGAATTCCCAGCTATTTGGGTCGGCACTTTCAAGCATCTTGATGAGTCGGTCCTGAACTGCCTTATAGACCTCATCCTGCTTGCCAGAAGAGAGTCCCTCTCCAGGGAACATCCCCTCCATTGGGTTCTTGAATGCACCACTTCTTCTTGCTGATGCAAATTCTGGATTCTCATTTCTCCATGCTTCAGCTTGTGCGTCAAGGTCCTTGAGGAGACGTTCATGGCGTTCTGAGCCTTCAATGACTTGACCAGGTGTAAGCCCGTAATCTTTCGCAATATCCTCTGCTGACTCTCCAGCGCCGATACGTGAATAGAACAGTTCGTCTGCTCTTTCTTGCGCAGCTTCGATTTCTGCAAATCGCTGCATGTCTTTTGAGAACTCTTCAACATCTATATAGTCCTGAACGAGACTTGAGTCAACTGGCGTGTCGAGTGTCCCACGCATGCGGGCCATATGGCGCTGTTCGGCCTGTCTCACAACCTGACGCGGCACTCCAAGTTCATTGGCGACATCTTCAAGTGAGGCGCCCTCCATTCTTCTATTGAAGATTTCCTTATCAGTTGCGCCAATTTTTGGAAGTTTTGCAGCGGCTCTTTGGCCTCGCGTTCTTCCCGATGCAAACGATGCGTCAACGTCGGAAACATCGTCCCTATTTTTAAGAATCTGGCCCATTTCTGGATTTACTGTTGGGTCAATATTAAATACTGATGACGCAACACGAGTTCTACCTGAGGAAAATCCGAGGTCTGATTCTGCCTCATCGGCGTCATAAACTTGGTCGTAGTTCCAAGCGCTAGTTGCTTTTCCGTAATCTTTGTCGGCCCACTGCTTGGCTGATTCAAGATTCGCAAATCCGAAATCATGTTCAGTATCCATCTGGTACTGGCCGCCCTCGCGAACAGCATCATACGTACGGGTTACATAGAACTTGTCGTCGTCGCCCTTTGCAATGGTGTACAGACCATCGATTCCTGGCGCATCTGCTTCAAAACCATTATCGGTTTTCTGCCACTTGCCGAGTTTGTCCCCAGCGCGTCCAGAAGAAAAATCAGTTCCAGCAGAGGTTTTAGGACGGTCTATAAACCTGACGGCATTTTCCAAATCTCTTGGTTCTGGAACACCAGCATCCCTAAGTTCTGAGAGTCTGAGATTATTTTCTTCTTCTTCTTGGTTGAGCGTTCGCATCACCTTTGCGTGACTTGACTCAACTAGCTTTCGTCCCTCCTCAAGCTGCGCCTCTTCAAGGTCATAGATTCCGCGACTCAGTGACCTAATGTCGCTAGCGTCAGAAGCAAGAAGCGGGCCGCTGACATCGAGGTCGCTCATTATGGACGAATGCGCTCCATCGAGACTGTCCGCAAGGTCGCTGATATGACTAAATTTCTGTTCAAGAACTTCGTCCTCGTCATAGAGGTTTTCTATTTCAGCAAACTTTTTGTCGATGCTGGATGGTGAGAACGGATTCTCCACATCTGAAGCCCCTAGTGATGAAAAGATATCGTCAAGAGTCTCTTTTCTATTTTCGATATCGTCATACTCTTCTGAGTATTTTCCAATTGCAATTTCGAGACCAGCAATTGCCGTGTCGTAGTCGGAAAGAATGTCCGTGACATCTTCGTCTTCTGTGACATCAAATAAATTGAATCCACCACGTTCTGGCTTCTTGCCGTCATACGCCCTCGTTGCAATGTCATTCATCTCTTTTGAGAGTTGACGCATGAGGTCATCTGCTTCACCAACCCTGTCAAGCCCGATTTCTCTACGTTGTCTTATTCTGTAAAGAAGGTCTGTATCCCCGGTTCCAGAATTAAGTTCATCTAGTCTTTGGCGTGCAGCAGACTTTTCCTTTTCGGAAATACGGCCAGATGAGAAAAAATCTCTTCCAGTTGCTTGTGGAACACCTCGCGTATCGGCACGCGTTGTAGGTGACGGCTCTCCAAGATTTCGGGTTTGCTGCTCGTCGAACAGTCTTTCGTTGATATTGTCGGCGACCACTTCTTCAATGCGGCCCTCTAGTTCTGAGTCCCACTTAGGGTCGTCAGGGTTCATGCCCATGCTTGTTAGATAGTCAGCAGCGTCTTGCTCGTATTCTTTACGTTCATCAGCAGACATGTTGTCCATGAAGTCGTACACGCGGTCTTCTTCTCGTGGGTCAAGGTCACGTGAGAATTCATTTGTGCGGCCAGATGAGAAGATTCCTTCGTCAAAATCGCGCTGACTTCTTCCTACGCTTCTTTCAAGTCTGTCCCTAGACCTTTCATCGTCGGACATGGTACGGGCGCGGACTTGTGCGTCAAAAAGGGATTGCTGAAGATTCTCAAGAAATACAAGTTTATTTTGGCCCTCTATAGACTCATCTACAGATAATTCATCAATCATCTCTTCAACAGAGGTGTTTATCCATGGCATGTCCTCATTGGCTGAGGCCCACCCTTCAACTGCTGAGTCCAGCTGATTACCAAATTCCCACTCTTCATCGTCCCATCCATCGAATCTATCCAGGAATTTACGCAGGCTCTCGTCTGCAGCATCCATTTCCTGCTTTTCAATTTCTCTGGAGGTGAGTTGTCTGCCTGAAGACATCTTGCTATTTTCCAATGCGTCATACATTGCATTGGCTAATGACTCTGTGAATTTACCTGTGTCGTTTGCTTCAACAAGTGCATCTTGCTCGTCATCATCTAGAGCTTCAAAAGCTGCTCTGGCTTCTTCAGCTTCTGACTCGGAAAGGCCGATTTCGTACATGTATTTGTCGACATCTTTGTTGAATCTTTCTTCAACAAGTGGCGTATCATCAACATCATCTCTTCTCCAGAAGAGAGCTTGCCTTCTGCGTTGAGTTTGCGAAGCTCCTGAAGGTCTGGCTCTGTTGCTGTACCAGCGCCACCCTTCTTTTTCTTTTTCTTCTTCCTGAGTTTTTCCATATGGCGCTGCTCGGCTTTGCGAACATCAGTGCGGTCTACGCCAAGGTCATCAGCAACTTCTTGCAGTGTTTCTCCAGCCATGCGACGGTCATAAATATCCCTGTCAGAAGGCATCTCTCTTGGCTGTGGAGCATCAGTGGTTGGCTTCACAGGAGCTCTGTCTTCGCTTCTTCCTGAAGCAAATGCTTTTGGCTCCCTGTCCTTCAGAGAGCTACGTACGCCTCGTTGTGGGTTTAGACCCAGACCATCGAGCGTCCGCCCCATAGCATCCACGTCTTCACGTCTCCACGTTGAGGTGTCAGGACGCTTTTCATACACTTCTGTTTTTAGAGCCTCTTCTATTCCAGCCCAGTTTTCATCGCCTTCTTTTGCATTCGCATCAAGGTACTTGGATACAGCATTTGCGTAGTCCATATACCAAGTTGCGTAATCAGAGGAGCTCTTTGCTTTTTCGTCAAACTTTGCCGGACGCTTTCTTGTGTCATCGCCTTGCCACATGAGACGAGATTGGTTTACTCCGAGCTCTCGT